GCTGTTATTTTTATTGAATATAAGTCAACTTTCAAGCTACTTGATTCAGGAATGCTAAAAGATGAAACGTCCTCAATTAAGATTAAATTATCTGGAGCATCTTGCATAAACGTATCAAATATATCATCACCATATGTACCAAAATTATTATTTTCTAACCATTGACAAAAATCTGAGGATATCATCTTAAAAACACTCCCATTTCTTGCATTAATGCAGCTTGTAAAGTAGATTGAACAAGCCGATTAAATGGATCTCTTAAATAAAATCTTTTTCTTCCATGTTGAAAATTAGCTTGCTCTTCGTGCCATCTTATAGCATAAGGAACAATTGGAAAACCGGTTCCACTACCACCACCAAAAGAAACTACGCAAGCAGGTATATTCCCAGATGCCATAATAACAATGCCTGTATGTTGTAAAATACCTTCATCCAACGGAACTTCTTTTTTTGCTTCTTCCAATATGACCTCACCAGTTTTTTTAACTCCATTTACTGCAGCTTGATTTACTAAATTTATTAATAAATCGCCTCTCCAATTTTCCCATGCCATATACATCACTTCCTATATCTGATTTTACACAGATTTTTATACTCCACCTAAATCATTAATAGTCCACTGTTTTCCAACGGGTATAACATCAGTTAAATAATCGTGAGCCGCTTCTGCTGCTCCTCCTAAAGTATATTGAGAAGCACAAGTAAATGTAAGTAATGTATTAACTGCATCAGCTGCCCAAGCAATTAAAGCTAAATCATAATTCGCTCTCGACCATGACGAAGCCAAAGAAAGCATTCCTGTAACATCTGTAACCTTTGATATATCCCATCCAGATATGTCTTGGTTAAATTGTCCTGCATTGTAAAATATATATGCCATGTTAGTTACTAATGCTGTATTAAAAGTATTTACTGGTTGATTAAAAACAAAACATCCCGAAAACATATATCCAAATGTCGTAACTTTAGCAGTGTTGAAACTGCTAACAGATTTATTAAATACAAAATTTTGGTAGAACATTGCATACATATTTGTACAATTTGCTGTATTGAAATTAACAACTTGGTTGAACTTACTACATTTGTAAAACATTCCTGACATTGTTGTCCCTTTGCTTGTGTCGAAAGGAACAAGCCCGTTGAAATTAGAACACTGATAAAACATATTTGCAAAATATATACCTTCTGATGTATCAAAATTATTAAGGTTTTGATTAAATAGTGTGCATCCATAGAACATATATCCAAAATCTGTAACTTTAGCAGTATCAAAATTGCTAACACTTTGATTGAATTCCACACAACCTTCAAACATATGAGATATATTTGTAACATTTGCAGTGTTTAATTGATTTATAGAAGAATTATTAAATACTAAACAATTATTAAACATGTATGACATGTCAGTTACTAATGCTGTATTAAAAGCAACTGATTCATTGTATAAAGAGCAATTTTGCATCATGTATGACATATTTGTTGCACTGCTTGTATTTAAATAACTTATATCTCCAATCAATTTTGAACATCCTGAAAAAAAGGCCCAAAAATTTGTGATTCCTTCAGTGTTTAGATTTCTTATTCTTGTTAAATTACTGCACCCGTAAAATACTGCTCCATCATTTCCACAATTAAAATGAATTCCACCATTTTCAATAGAAACTAATTTTGTTTTATCCCCACCATTATTGAATCTAAAACCATTTACTTGTCCTACAATTGTAACTGTATAAGTTCCGGTAGCTGGATAAGTATGAGTTAAGGCTGGATCGTTCCAAACCGTTACATGATCGTTTGTTCCATCCCCCCAATAAATAGTACAATCGTAACCACCTACAGCATTATAGAAAGGAAGTTTAATTTGATTATTAGCAGAAACACCACCAGCATTATCAGTTTTCCAAATAGAAACAAATTCATTTTGTATTTTATTTATTTTTGTTATATTGTTGCCTAATCCAATAGATGGCATCATAAACTCCTTTGATACAATGTTACACTTCCGCTTGTTAGTCTAAAAGACGTACAATAAGTATAAATAGGTACGCCAGTTGGTATAGTTTCTCCGTTGTAATCATCACATTCATCGCCAACAACCATATTATTTATAACAGATTCTTCATTTGGTACTATAGCAAAAATATACTTTCCTGCATCAGGAAGCACTACATTTGTATGGTCTACAAATATAGAACCACCTTCTCCAATCATATCAAGATTCAATAAATTTAATTCTTCTAATGAATCATTTACATTACCTAAAGATGCATTTACATTTACATCTCTTACATTAATTGTTTCTCCATTATATTCATATTGTGATAATGGTTCTAACATTTCATATCCAGATACAGTAATACTCCATGGTCTTTTAAATATATTTTTACTTCTTATCACAAATTTTTGATTGCTGTTTAAATCTACATCAGGATGATATATGTAATTATCAATAAACATACTTTTATCTTTAAGTTTTGTTCTTTTATTTCCTTTGCCATTATCAATATAAATTTTTAATTTTGTTTTATAAATATTCGTTTTATTAACATCAACACTTCCATCTTTAGTCAATATCCTTACTTCCTTAATATTAAGTGGATATTGACTTGATTTATTTATTTTTATGGCTCCAGTACCTCTATATGTATTACAAAAATAATCTTTAGACATAACATCAACCTTCTATTTTATTATTTATCTGCAAAAACATTCATAATGATGAGTTTTGCCAGTACGCGGGTCATCAACAGGATCTATTTTTAATACTTCTAAGTTAGGACGATTATAAGGAGTTAACTGGTCTAGCATCCAATAACGGTATTTTATATCAATTCCACAATTATCTTTTAAAAATACAATTGCAGCAGCTAATTTTTTTTCACCTTTTTCATCTGTATAAAATACATCACCATATTGGCAAAATCCTTTTACAGTTGAATCTGACAAATCATAAAAATCACCAGACTTATTTCTTTTCCTTTTTCTAATTTTTATATCATGAGTCATTAAATTATTATACTGCTGCATACTCATCTTATATCAATCGCCCTTTTTATCAATCCTGAGGAAATTAATATTGAATCATGATATTTCATTTCTTCAGGTAAAACTTGATTAAAAATATTAGATCCTCCAGAATTTCCTACAGAAAATCGCCCTAACTTTACATTTTTATTTGTAACTGGTTTATTGTCATTATCATACAAACAACTTATCATTCCAGCTACCCACATCTTAACAGCAATAACCTGATCATGTGATAATTCTATGTTATTATCAACATACCAGTCATCGTCATCACTATTATTTATTTTCCATCCATCATCATAGACTCCATGATTTCCTATTCTACTATCAAGCATTTTAGATGCAATTCTTATTCTTACTTTAGTAGCTTCGCTTTTTGGCCTATCTGTAAATGACTTATATTCAACATCTGTTATATACATTTTTTCACCTATCTAATATTGAATTTAATTAACTCCAATATTTTTCAATGATTCAATTAATTCTTCTTTTTTACCTGTACAAGGTATGTTTTTTTCCTTGCACAGACTTTGTAAGTCTTTATAATTATATGATTCAAAAGAATTTTCTTTAACTTCTTCATTAACATTTTCGCCAGGTTTTTTAGTACCAAAATATTTTTTTGCTGTCCTAAATTCTTCATATATTCCAGCATCTTTATTTGTCATGTCACAAATATCGCCTTTTTTATATATTTTGCCTTTATAATAACCTCGCTTTAAAAATTCAACTCTCATAATATTTCCTTTATTTCATATTTTTTAACTTCCAGTTGGAAGTAATACACCAAATGGATATCTTGTGTCTTCATCTTCATTGACTCTATTAATAGGATTAGGAACCTGCCATGCAAGTCTCATGCAACCCCTTAATGCAATCATATCCTGTTGAGCTAAATTATATACAATTTCTTCTGTGTCTGGATCTTGTATAACTGCCTGGTCAAGCATTTTCCAAGTAACATCTTTTCTTATTGCATACATTAATTGTGTCCAATCTCCAGAAATAAGTAAACTAGTTGCTGGATTCATTACACCATTCCTTGGGAAATTACAAGGAGCACCATCCAAACTATAAATAGTATTGCCCTGTACGCCTTCTTTGTATAATGCTTTAAATATTGGATTATTAACAGAATCCCTTAGTCCTCTTAACCTACTTCTCATTGTCATATCAGCTATATGACCATTTACCATAAATCCATCTTCTTCAACTTTTGATATTACACCACCAATACCCAAGATATCATCGTATATATCATTTGTATTTGTAATTGGATTTATTACACTTCCTAATGTTACCCAATTTCCTGCTGCTATAGCTGCTGTAACTATTGCGTTAGGCCATACAACAGGAGCGTTAGTTCCATAGAATACCGCTGCATCAAATGCAATACCGAATGCTTCTAATAATCTAGGTTTAACTTCTTCCCAGATATCATAATCCGCATCCTCAAACACAGCCTCTGGTATTGCTACAATACAATTTAATTCTTCTGCATCTAGCCATTTATTTTCCCATTCTGCTCTAGTTTGTTTTTTCCATTGTGCTGTTTCATCAAGGTTTTTTGGCCCAGGATTAGAAAAATAAGCAGTTGGTAAAACTGATAAACATGGGATTCTTTTTTGTTTTCTTGACATATTTGGAGCTCTTTTGCCCAATCTCATTACTGTAGAATATTCAGGCATAGATTGTACGATTTCTTTCTGTACTTCTTCGGGGATTAGTGGAGCGGCCATACTTCTTTTAATAGCCATGTTTTGCACCTCGCAATTTTAAATTTTTCCTTTAAAAAATTTAAATTGATTGGTAGATAAGTATAATAATAATTAATATCCTGCCATCCTCTTTAGAATAGCGTTCATATTAGTTGTACCTTTATTCTTGTCAGGATTACTATTCTGGTCATCTCCAGAAGGTTTAACATTATCATCATTTTTAACTAACCAAGGTTTTCCTTCAATTAAATCTTTTAAAGCTTGTTTTACACCTTTAACATTACTTCCATCGATTTCTATTCCGCTTCTATCAATTAACGCAAGTGCTGCATCTGCATCTATGATATTCAAGCTAGAACATCCTGAAATAACTTCAGCTTTAAGCAAAATATTATTTGCATTTTCAAGAGCTGTATTTGCTCTCGTTTCTGCTTCTGCTTTTTCTGTTTTTAATCTTTCAACTTCTGTCATTTCAGCTTTCTTTTTTTCATTTTCCCATTCTGTTTGTTTATTTTTAATAGCCTGATTAATTCTTTTTGAAATCACTTTATCAAAAGCATCCTGGCTATCAAAAATTACTTTTTTATCATTTGATTTTTCATTATCATTATTGTCATTTTCACCATTGCCATTGCTGTCATTTTTATTATCATCTACAGCATCGCCAGAATCATCATTATTCGAGTTATCATCAGCAACCCAAAATATTGGTAAAATAGGACTTAATAATAATGTAAGTAATAATTTTTTAAATCTTTTCATAACATACCTTTCAACAATTTTAAGTCTTTCGACTATATTTAAAACCCATTTACGCTTGGTCAGCTTAATATTTATTATACATTATGTCAAATAAAAAAACAAACATTTAATTTATGTCATTATTTTATATATATAATGTGGTTATATTATATTGATTTTATTATTATATTTTGATATTATAGATATTGGAGGTGTCAATTAAAATGGATAAACAAACAGAAAATATAACAATCAAAGTATCAAAAAAGTTTAAGGAAAAAATAGAAAAAGTATCTGAAATATATGGATTAAAAATTGGGCCTTATATTAAGATGTTGATTACAAAAAATATTAAGGATAATGAAAGGAAATAATTATAATGATTTATATACTATGGTTTGCAAGCATAGTTATTACAGTTCTAATATGCAAGAAAATTTATTTTAATTGGACTTGTGAAGATTATATTTATCTTATTAAGAAAAAATGTAATAATTGTGAATATAAAATTAATAATAAGAAGGAATGACTAAAATGGAATATGAATATGAATTAAAAAACATAGAATTTGTTTCAGGTAAATATATTAAGTGTACTTATACAGCAATTACAATAATTGGATTAGAAAATGAAATCACTATAACTTTTAGCAAAGAAAAATTAAAAGGGAAAACATTAGAAGATTTAAAAAATGAGAAAATTAAAATTAATTTTAATGAGATGGATTAAAAAGAGATTGAATTGCTCAAAAAAGAAATGGTGATTTTTATATATTGCCAAGTCGAAATCTTTACATAGTTAATAAAATCACCAGTCGAAATCTTTACATTTGCTACCCGAAATCTTTACATGTTCTATTCTTGTATTTATCTGTACACATTAGTTATATAGATTCTTAAAGCTTTTTTAAAGCTATTTCAATTCTTAAAAAAGAAAAGCGTTGATAATGCATTATCAACATTCCTTTTCTTTTTATTTATTTTTACATGTAAATATATTATAATTGTATTGAGGTGATTATTATGGAGAAAGAAAAAAATAAAATATTCTTATGCGATGATTATATTATTACATCAAAAAAACAATATTCAATAAATCAACTTAGATTATTTTATCATTTACTTTATAAATTTAGAGAAATAAATTACTTTCAAAATAATTTAGAATTTTCTGAAATTATAGAAGACACAATAGAATTAGAGAATACTGAGGTACAAAAAATATTTATCCAAAGTAGATATACTGAATTAGATATACAAGATTTAATAGAATCAATTCCTGATCATATTATTTTAATTGATAAAAATGGAATAGATGTAGTAAAATTATATATCTTCGATTATATTCAGTATATGAAATTTGATTGTGCTATATTTAAATTTAATCAAGAATGTTTTAAATACATTAATAATATTTATCAAAATTTTAGCAAATTGAATCTTAATGATTTCAATTTACTAAAAAGCAAATATAGTCAAAGGTTATATGAATTATCATGTAAATTTGATAATCAAAAGTATTATACTATGCCTATTGATACATTTAGAAATTTTTTCAAGATTGAAAATAAATATATCAATGCTGAAATAAATAGATATATTTTGAAAACAGCTATCAATGAAATAAATGAAAAAACATCTAAATTTATAATAGCTGAAACTGTAAAAAAAAATAATAAACTAACCCATATAAAATTTATATTCAATTAGCCTAATCTTTTCAATAATTGTTTCAAATACTTTGCAGCGGTTTCCCCTGCTTTACCTCTTAGTTCCGTCGGATAAATACTTTCAATAAATTCCTTCTCTTCATCTCTCATTCCATCTCTTAAGGCTATCTCAATTAACTCATTCATATGTTTCATGTCTTTTGCATGATAGCCTATTTTCTTTGAGTAAATTTGATACTCAAAGTTATCTTTATCTTTTTCAAAATGATTCATGGTATCAGCAGCACATATCCAGTCAGGAAAAATTACAGGCTTTCCTAATATCCATGCTTCGTATAATGTACTTCCAGCATCAGCAATTATTACATCAGCTTCTAATAATTCTATTAATGTTGGTTTGTGTTTTTCTTTGTTATGTAGTTTTGATGTTGGATGCAATGCTAACTTTGTTTCATAGCAATCTGGTATTTCTTTTATTAAACTTAAACATTGTGGATATGATGACCTTCCTTTGTGCTTGCTTGCATAGCCATGCGTAGGAGCCCAAACAATATAAGGCTTATCATGCTTTTTAAATTCTAATTCTCCATTTAAAAGTGGATCAAGTTTTGTATACCCACAAACAAAAATTTCTCCTTTATATCCTGTTTTTCTCATTCTTTTTTCCCATGCTGGTCCAGGAACAAAAGCATATTTATAATCTTTTATATTAGGACCTATCCAGTAATTTTTATCTCCAATTCCATGCGAGAAAAATACATCATATGGGCCTACCGGACTTTTCCCATGCTCATTTATTCTTTTTGAACTAAAGAATCTACAATTTATATTTGTTAAAGGCCTATGGACATAACCAGTATCAATTTTATTTAAGTGCTTAATAATTGGATCTGCTAATGCTTGAATTGCATATTTATAAGCACTTCCAGCATGCTGACTCATTTCATCATAACAAAAATTTATTTCATGCCCTTTTACTAATCCATGTCTTCTTTTGTATTCTTTGTTATTGTTTTTGCCAACTCTTAAACCATTATTGCTTCTTATTTCTATAAATTCCTTATCATATTCACCTATATTTATTTCGATTTCTTCAAAAGGATTAAATTTAAACCCCCCAGCATTAATAATATAATGTGTTTTATTGAAAACTTTAACCATCATTTTAAAACTATTCTCCTTAACTTATTTCTTTATTGTTAATATTTGTCCATCTAAATACTCTCCATCTTCAATCAAATCAATTACAAAATTAGCTACATCATAAGGTTTCATCATATTTTCAAAATCATCATCAGGATTTATATAATGCCTCATGTCCGTATTAACAGCACCAGGACAAACACAATATACTTTTATTCCATATTCTTTTAATTCTTTAGATAAACTTAAACTAAAATTTATTGCAGCCGCCTTGCTTGCAGCATAAGCAGAATAACCAGGTCTAGCACCTAATCCAGCAGTCGAACAAATATTTATAATTTTACCTTTTACTTTATTTTTTATACATGCTTCAGCATATACTTTTGAACAATTGAACATACCATTTATATTTACATCAAATTGTTTTCTCCAAGATTCTGTAGATAATTCTAATATATTTCCAAGCTCTATAATCCCAGCATTATTGATTAATGCAATGGGTTTTTCTTTATAATTATAATTTTTATCGCTAAAACACTCATAAATAAAACTTTTCATATTTTCATAATTAGTAATATCATTATTTTCATTTCTTGATATAGTAAATGATATTCTAGTTTCATTATTTTTAGATGAATCAAACCATTTTTTTGTTATTTCATGCCCTATTCCTCTTGATGTTCCAGTAACTATAATATGTTTTTTATTCAATCTTATCACCGGCCTTATATTTCAATATAGCCTCGGCAATATGCAAATCTAAAGGAGTAGTTATTTTTATGTTTTGTTCTTCTCCTTTTATTATATTTATATCTTCAATCTTCTTATATTTTGTAAACATAATACAATTTATTACAAGAGCTAAATCATCTGTAAAAGTATGCTCCATATCAATAGCAATTTTATGACATTCAAATAAAATATCAGTTTTGTATTTTTGTGGCATCTGAACTTCTCCGCAAAAATCTCTATCAAGCGAATATATATAATCTTTTTGATTGAAATTTATCACAGTAGAAACTAATTTACTAATTGGAGTAATAATATCATTATTACATGCAAGTACTGTTTTAACTGAATCATATGACATAAAAGGTCTAACAGCTTCGCAAATTAAAACATATTCAGTTAACTTAAACTCACAACCATCAAAATTTAGTCCATTATATACAGATTTTTGTCTCGTCTCTCCTGGTGGAACTGGTATAATATTTTTTGTTATATTATATGTCTTCGCAAATTTTATTATGTGTTTAACATAATCAGCTTCACAAGGTATAATTATATTACCTATTTCATTTATCTTATTAAGTGTTTCCAATCCATATATAATTATTGGCTTTCCTCCAATTCTTGCGAATTGCTTAGGGTAACCAAGTCCAGCTCTTATTCCTTTTCCACCAGCTAAATAAATTACATCTATCATATTATTTTCCTTTCACAAAATAATTCCTTTCTTTTTTTTCCATGTTTTTTTATTAAAATGTACTATATATCCATTTTTTAATACTTTTTTATCTTCAAAAGTTCCAATATATCGCCTATTCCCCTTTTTACATCCTTTGTCTATTTGTATAAAATCATCATATTTTCTAAGTATCCTAGTTATATATCCAGTTCCAGCAACATTAAATATTCTAATCCCCTTTTTTTTATTTAATTTTAATTTTGATAATTTTTCAATATGGCTATCTAATCCAAAAACTAATTCTTTGAATGCATCATGTTTCTGTATACATCCTAATGTACCATTTGCAATATTCCCATTATTTCCTGTCATTCCAAAACAAGTTAATTCATCTAAAAGAATATCTAAAGATTTTAAACATTTGCTATCAGCATCAACATATATTCCACCATAATTATATAAAATTTCTAGTCTTAAAATGTCAACTTTAGCAGCATAACTATTCATTTTTTGATAGCTTTTTCTATTAAATATATCTGGTATATTTTTATTATCCCAAAAAATAATCTTCCATTTTGGATTATTTTTTTTATAACTATTTAAATTATTTTTATATGGAAATTTTCTTTTGCCAATCCATATAATATGAATAATTTTAGGAATTCTAACCATATAATAATTCCTTCCAATTAATTTTCAACAATACATTTATATAATTTACGTTTTGAATATGTTCCAATTAGTTTAATTTTATTAAAACATTTTTTTATTTTAAGTGGCATGTCTGAATTTTCATGTGTTTCAAAATAAACAATTTTTATATTATTTTTTATAATTTTAATAAGATTATCATGATTTTTGATATGCTTATCAACTGAAAATATAAAAGCAGTGTTATATTTATTGAATTTAAAATTCTTATTTAAGTTTAAATTAAGAATTTTAAAATAGCATGGTAATGCAAATAATGTGTTTAATCTTATTGCTGCATTTAAAATATCAACATTATTATCTATACCAACTACTTTTTTAGCACCCAAGAATGCAGCCAAAAAGCTACTTGTACCAATATTGCAGCCAATATCTAATATATTTTTATTTACAATATCTTTTTTATCTATTAAATTAATTCTTTCTAATAAATCGCGCCGCCTGCCCTGTATTATTTCAACAAATTCATTATTAACATATTTATAAATACTGTGATATGGCTTTGTTGTTCCTCTAAGCCCGAATTTGCCTTCTATTTGAATTAATTCTTTTATTCTGTCAAATATATTAATTCTATTAAATGGAATCGGAATATTCAAAAAGCATCCTATAGCTGCCCTATGATTTCCACCACATATAATATCTTTACCATCAAACCTTCTTACTATTTTTATTTTTTCTTTTATCCCATTTTTATCAATATCATTAAATAAATCTCCAAAACTTTTTATTTTATCTTCTACCATAATATCTCTTTCAGATTTCTCAGTATATTTCCATGTATTGTGTAAATATTTTTTATAAATATCTATATTCCCATGTAGATATTTATAATGTGGGAAATCATCAACCTTAATAGTATGATAATTCTTTCCAAAAAAGTCTATTGTGCCAATATGTTGCTGTCCAAAATATAAATTATCATAATTTTCAATCATTTTAATACCTTCCTTCTTAAAAATTGTTTTTTTTGTTTTTCCCATTTCTTTTTATTTTTTTTAGTATATCTAAAATAATGTCCATTTTTCCTCCTTAGATAACTTGTACATATTTTATTAATTCCAATAAACCTTGCTCCTAATTTCGCAAAACCTAGCCATATCATCCCATTACAAAATTCATCGTTTAATGGGTATTTATATTTCTCCCATAATTTTCTTTTATAAACTGAGTGTGAGCTACAAATATGCTTCCCTTTTAAAATATTTCTTCTATTTGTACCTAAATAAAATTTATTTTTAACAAAATTTCTTTTCTTTCCTATTAATTTTATTTCAAGCCCTCCACAAATAACATCTGCTTTATCTTCAAATTTTTTTAAATTTGTTATTGCATCAGGCTTTATGGTATCATCCACATCTAGATACATAATCCATTTTGTATCTGTATGTTTTACTGCCCAGTTTCTAGCAAATCCCATGCATCTATGTTTTTTAATTTTCACAATTATAAAATTAAAATTATTCTTTTCTAAAATGTCTCTTGCATTATCTAAATTTTGTTGTTTATATTTTTTACCACTTTGAACAATTGTGACTATAGTCGGTTTTTCTTGTAATTTACATATCGAATTTACCCACTGATTTAAGAATTTATCATAATTATTATAAAAAGAAGTTACTATACCAATATCCATAAAACACACCTTTATTCTATTTAATTATTTATATTCAAATATAAATAATTTAAAGCATTATTTATACCATCATCTAAAATTGGTTTTAATTTAGAATAATTTATATTAAATAAATCATCCATACCTATATTTTCAAACTTTCTATCATTTAAGTCAAATGTAGAAAATAATGTATTTAGTCTTGATTTCATTTTAGGCCTTGTTTCAATAAAAACAAATTGTTTTTTAAACACAATTGAAAATAGAACACCGTGATATGAATTTGTAAAAATCAATGATGCTTTATTAATTAAAAATAAAAACTCAGATGGGTTTATTGTATACATTCTTCTGAATTTTATATTATTCAATTCAATTATTTCTAAATTACACCATTTTGCTATATTTTCAATAAAGTATCTTTTTTGTTCTGGTATTTCTCCTAAAAAATATGTTAATAAATATTTTTTAGGTGCAACAATGATTTTTTTATCTATAAAATCATTCCATTTATTGAAAACCAGAACAGGATCTAAATGTACATAACAATTTTTATTAACTAATTTTTTAATTAATTCTTTGCCTTCATTTTCTCTTATAGATAATCGTTTAGACTCAAAACTTTTTAGACCATTTTTGTATTTATTAATAATATCTTTTTTTATTATCGTTCTCCCAAAACTTGCAGCAAAAGTAAATTTTTTATTTGCTGGTATAAAATCCAAAAAATTTAATTTAAATATTAATTTTGCTTTTGGATTAAAAATTTGGTCGCTCCCAATACAAAAATAATCATATTCATTTATTATTGTTTTTTTCTTTTCAATTGGAATATATCTTTCTTTTATATTTTCTATTGACCATTTTTTTATATTTTTACGTTTTGATATTGATAACTTATCAAGTTTTTTTGGAATACTTGTTGGAAAGAATTTTAATGTTTCAACTTCGCAATCTAAACTTTTTAAAATTTCTTGCATAGCTAAATTTTGCAGTCTGTTCCCGTAATTAAAATATCCGAATAATGTAATAATTGCAACTTTCAAAATATCACCTTCTCATAAATTTTATATATACATATTTAAATCCTTGTGATAAATATGATTCAAAAAAATTTTTTCTTTTAATTATACCTTTAACTGATTTATAAATACACGAATTATATTTTTTTACAAAATTATAATTTATTTTTTTCGATTTAAGATACTTTAAATTTTTTTTATATAAATATTCTCCTTGCTTTGAATTTACAATTAAAATAGAAGTCCCATTTTTATTATAAATATCAGGATAATTATTTTTAACTCCCCATGCATCACCTAATAAAATATCTATATCTTTTATAGTTTCTTTGAATTTGCAATTATAACATGTTTTTCTTAAGTAATAATTTTTTAAAAATCCTATCATATAAGAATTTTTTGAAACTTTTTGTATTATCTTTCTATCATCAAACTCAATAGTTATATAATAATTTTGCCATCCTTTTAATTTATTCCTAAAATTAATATTTTTAACTTTTGAATTGTATTTATCTTGTAATAAATTTATATAATCATTAAAAATCTTTGTTGACGGGACACCATGACATACAATTGCTATAGTGAATAAATTTGAATTATAAGAAAGGCCAAAATATTTTAAATAACTTTTTAATCCTGATATCTGGCATGGCGTACCAGAAAATAATATTTTCTTATTTTTATTTAATGCGATTTTAACTTTTTTATATGAGTCTCCTATATCAGATTGAATATATTTAGAACCACATATTCTATATAAATTATCAAGTGAATTAATTTCTAAATGTTTTAATTTTAATTCATCGAACCCCGCTCCAAAAACAATTCCATCCTGGTTTAATATATATTTTGAAAATCTTCTGAAAAGTCCACCTGATGAACTCATTTTTACTATATTTTTATTTTTATCATAACCAGCATAAGTATTAAATTTTTTATTAATATCTGGCTTATTAATAACAGGACATACCGTTAAACATTTATTGCATTTAACACATTTTTCAATATTTATTTTTGGATATGCAAAACCTTCAGCATCATATATCATTTTTATTGCATTAAATTCACAAACATTATAGCAAGCACCACAACCAACACAATCTTTTAAATTTAATATCATTTTTATTCCTCGTGAATTTTATTTTTCTTTTTCCCCCATATTTTAATCATTTCTAATTCTTTAATATCAAAATATTTTTTTATATTTTTTAAAGCTATTTCTACATCTGCAATTTCTTCAATTAACTTTTCTCTTCTTAATTTACCTCTCAAAAACTTTGTTAATTCCTTTTGAAGCTCTGCCAGTTCTTCTATATTATGTATCATATCTTTTTCAATCTTATCCATTAAAATACCTCATTTTACTAATCTTTAATTATTTTAATTATAACAATAATCATAACTATAATAATTATTATCGAACCAATTGCACCCATTTATAACCCCGTGTTTCCAACAACATATTTACAAAAGCATTGCCAAATGTTCCAGTTCCGCCAGTTATTAATACTTTTTTATTTTCAAAATGTTCCATGTTATTTTCCTTTCAACTTATTATATCATGCTAATTTGGCTATAATAAGGTATCTTAGTTATCTCTACCAAACTCGCTAATAATTTAATTTTATCTCTAGTATTATAATAAATTTCATGATATTCAGTTTCATTTTTAAGCCCTTCATTTATGCTTTTTCTTATAATATTTTCAGCCTGAATTACTGTAGCTAATTGCCTATCATTGCAAATATCTTTTTTATTCTTAATATCTTCAAATCCTTTTTCAATTAAGAATAAATTATCCCAAACCAGTTTACTAAAATGAGTGTAATAATTATTAGCATTTTCAGATCCACTTTCTTCAGCATACTTAACCATTCTTTGTATTTCATTTGTTTCTTCAAATCTAATACTTTTCGACTCAGCTCTAAGCTTCTTCCATTCATTAGAATTATTATTAATTTCTTTATTTTTTATTATATCTTTTAGCATGTCTTCGCATTTTATAAAATAATTTCTTATCTTTTTACCAGTATCATTTCTTTGAACCATTCCGATTTCTTTAGCCATATTTAAAGTTAATTGATGGTTAATTATGGTTCTTTTTTCATTTATTTGTTTACCTATTCGCGTACATTTTTGATCATGAATATAGTAATCTTTGTCTTGTTCAAATCCATATTCTAACATTCTATCAAACCAAATATCATACCTTGTTTTTATTGATAAGAATTTATGTAAATCTCTTCCTAATACAGTTGGTCTATTTATATTATTCATATTAACTTTTATCATCTCTTTCATAAAAATCACCTCTATATAAAATAAGAATCTTATTAATTTAAGTCCCTACCTAAAATTAATAAGATTCTTTTATTATTTTATATAGATTGCTTTGGGTAGGGTTCAAAGCAATCTATATAATTTTAATATATTATATCATAAATTAATTTTATAGTCGTTCTTATTTTAAAATTTTCTTTAAGCAATTTTAAAGGAATGCAATAGTTTTTTGATATTCAAACTATTGCATTCCTATAGAAATCAATTAAAATTAAAATGTCACTTTTAGTTTATCTTGATTTCTGTTATTATATTCCTCTAATATAGCTCTTGCTGTATTAGAGGCTTTGTTATCTCCATATGTAGCAATATTTCTTCTAGCTATAGCGTTTAATTTTGATGCAGATACATTTTTCATTTTCTTTATTATTCTTTTTTCATCAACAATATTATAAGCTTTACATAAAAACGTATGCATGCCCAATAAAATATTTGATGTTAATGAATCTGGATCAAAAGTTTTATCATTATATTGCCATATTGAAGTAACAATTCTTATTACAATCTCTAGCCAAACAGAACCTTTTGAATTATATATTTTATATAAGCTTGCTATGCCATTTAAATATCCTTTTTTTCTTCCGTTTTCATTTGAACCACATTTACTTGGTTTTATATCATATTTTTCTAATATATTCTGAATTTCAATTGTTGTTTTATCGCCTGCTGTCAATAATGCTTGATATCTTTCAAACATCCTTACTGAATTTCTATTAACTTGACAATTAATAAATAATTCAGCTTCTTCTTGCAATGTTAAATTCTTATATATCATGCAAGGTACTTCTTCATATCCTTTTCTCGCTGCTGCAACTGTTCTATGTTGTCCATCAACGACCCAATATTCATTTTCGCTCCTTTCATTAACATATATAAAACCAAAAGCTTTCCAATCAAAACTTCTTACTATATTTTTAATTTTTATTTCAGAAGTTTCTCTTTGATAATTTTTAATATCAAATTCTAAATCTTTTATTTTTAAATTTGATATTTGATACTCTTCATTTTGCATTATAAATGCCCTCCTTTTTTAATAAATCGTATACCGAATGCCTGTCATTTCTTTTCTTCCTTATTTCTTCATTAGTACAATCTTTACATATATTTTTATAATGTATTTCACCATTATTATTTATTTTATAAAATTCTTTTAATTGTTTTTCTTTTTTACATATAATACATATTTTTAATTTTCTTTCTTCGTCACATTCTTTACATATGACACTTTTCCCATCTTTGCTATATGGCATTTTTGCTTTTCCAAACATAACTATTGCTTTCCATTTATTGCATTTAGAACACTTTTTCAACCCTTTACTTTTCTTGATTTTATAATATTCTTTCATTCTTTCAACATCACATTTTTTACATATGTGATGTATACGATATCCACAGCTTTTATAAAAAATTATGGAATATTTATCAATCGGTAGTTTCAATCCACATTTATTACAAACTTTATATTTATATTTTTCTAATAATTCTTCTTTACTTCTCATTACATTTCCTTTCTTCAACGTGCCTTACGGATCTGTTCTCTTACATATTTTCTTCTCAAATAACTATTATTGTCCAAATGTTCCCTTTGTTTTTTCTGCCATTCATTTATTTTATTTTTAGCTCTTATTTTTTCAGCCTTATCAAGTGCGGTAACTTCTTGCCTTTTCCATTTCCTTATATTTCTTTCTATATATCTTTGTTTTTGCTGTGCTATATAACTCATTTTCTGAGCTTCTTTGTAACCATATTCATCAATTAACTTTTGTTCTCCTTCATGAACTCGTGGCATACTTTCTTTTGTGATTCCTTCAAAGAATGGACTTATTGAATGACCGCACGATGGGTGAAATAAGCCTTGTGTCACTGCATCATCAACACTTTCATAAGTTGGATGTGGTTCAATACTTAATGTAACTCCCTCATAAGGTGTACATAAATCACATGCCCTAAAATGAGCAGACACTGTCACAAGTTCATATCCTGATTCAAAGCATCTATTCAAGCTTGCCTGCATCGCTGCCCTTCCTGTCATTGTCCTACCTATCATTTCACAATAAGTATCAATGCTAAACTTTCTGCCATCCTTATAAGTTATTGTTTGTATTCCTTTTTTAACATACTCATCTAACATAGTTTGGCTTAATTTTCGCCTTGTAAAAATATCAGTTTCTTTGTAATTTGCTTCGCCTGCCATTATTGCTGTTTGCCTGAATATATCATCAGCTTTTCTTAATATTTGCAAATGCTGTCCTTCTAATGAATAATATGCAGCATTACGAAATACACCCATAAATTGAGTATGGCTTTCCCATCCTCCAAACCATCCTAAAACCTGTCCAGGTATTGGAGGTATAGGAGGTATTGGAGGTGGGTTATTTATCATAAAAGAACCGTTTGAAATGCTGTTTGTTATGTTGGTTGACTTGCCAGCATTTTTTAATTGGTTCTGTGTTTGCTTTAATCCTGCTAAATAAGCTTTTGCAATGTCTTCATCAGCCCAAATTTTCCACTCAGTTTCGAACTCATCAGCTATTTTATTTATTTCTTTTTCATAATCAGCTTTATATTTAGCAATATTATCTGGGTCTTTTGCAATTCTTTTATTTAGTTTTGTAATTATTCGAAGCATTTCATATACAACATTTTCGGCCGATGTATATAAAGGTGCTCCAAATACTTCATAACTTCTTTGATTTATCATTTTTATCCATTTCTAATAATTTTTTATGAAAAAGTTCAGCTAATTCAAAAGCTTTTTTATCATTAGATCCATTTTTATCTATTTCCTTTTGCATCTCTTCAAACGTCTCAAAATTCATAGCTGAAACAATTGTAATAAATGCTGTCCCTGTTTCAATAAGCCTTGCGGCTTTAATTATTATTGTTCGATTTTGTTCATCTTCTTTTTTACTTGATTCATCAATCATTATCTTTGTAGCTCTGATGTAATATTCCATAGCATTTCTTAAATATCCATCCGATTTCGCATAAATCCCAGGTACAGTTAAGTCAAATATAATAGTATTTATATTTTCTAATCTTTTTAATATATCTTTATAATCAGGTATCTTTTTAGCTGTATTTGCATATTCTGATAATATTTGATGTAATTCTTTACTTATCACATGAATACTATGCCTATATTCATATTCAGTATCATGTTCCCATTTAAACCTTATAAAATCATTTTTCATTATATTTCTCGCTTTCTCTTTTTATTTCCAAGCTCCACATTCTAAACATCTAGTTCTCCAAAATGCATTCCATGCACCGCAATTTCCACATTGCCACATAATATTTCACCTCACTATTTCTTTAAACCCAGATGTCATATATCTATAGATGCATTTATCAGAGCACAACTGATGTTTTCCATTATCCATAGATACAAGATTGCTTGTTACATATTTTTTATTACAAATAATACATTGATATTCTTTTCCTTTGTTTTTTTGAATATCTTTTTTATTTCTTGAATTTATAAAATATTTTATCAAATATAAACTTATAATAAAAATTATTATTCCAATTACAAATATTATTTCATTCATAATATTTCCCCCGTAATCCCCTGTTCATCATTTATTCTTTTTACCTCTGCCATAATATCATCTTCTGACCAATCCTGATGCTGTAATTTTACTTTTGTATAATTAGATATTGCCCTTGCTTGATCAAGATTTCTGATTGTTTCAGAAACTTCTTTTTCATCTGTCGCAATTGAATCCTCAATCTCAATTGATACACTTTGCTCATCATACGAACTATTTAATCCTGATTCCTTATCTAACCTTTGCATTTGCAATAATAATTGTTTTACAGCTGGAATCCAATATCTCGTTTTTTTATTTCTTGTACCCTGACTTTTTCCTTCTCTAAGTTTCAATGCCGTTCCGCTTTCTGCTCTTCCTTCTATTCCTAATCCAAATGTTTGTGGAGAATAACCGCATTGATTTACAATTTGATAAAATAGTTGTTCACATGTTTTTGCATGTTCATCAACTCTAATATTAAACTGGACCTGTTCTATAGGTTTTATTCCACCTTCTCCTCCCATTCTCCAGGATGAAAGATTCAATTTTATAAATGCTTTTCTGAACTTATTGAATTTATTTAAGAATTGAACAGTTCCACCTGTTGTGCTTTTTTGTTTCTCGAGTATTTCTTCATCAATTAATAATTGTGCTAATCCTAGTTCGATATCCCTCATCCAGCTAGTCCATGCAAAGTCAAGCGAATCAAGCATTGTTATACTCGATGAAAAATCATTGATTCCCAGATATGAACCTGGCATTAATTTATTTGGCCTCATATTTGGAATATAGACACATCCAAGTCCATCTATATTGTTATGCCTAATTGGCTCTAAATTTAAATTTTCAGTCTCTTCTATTTCATCAAATCCAATTTCTTTACCAACTTTATCAACAGTTCCCTTATGTAGCTTGTATTCAATAATTAATGCATTATTTTCTCTCTTTCTGTTTTCAAACAATCTATATATTGCTCCCGCATCTGTTGTCTTTACAACTCTAAACATTAATATTTCCCATAATCTACCACGCCAGAATGTAGGTATAAATTGTTTAGGTGTTAAAATTGAAACAATAGGAATTTTTTCTAATTTTGGCTCTATATCTAATTTTAATACACAGCCAGATAATGCAGCTGATAGTTCGGCACCTTCTAATAATATATTTTCAAATCCATTTATATCTAAAAAAGTTTTGATTCTTTCTCCTGACTTTGCCTTATCATCATATTTAAATCGTGGTGATTCAGAGAATAATAAATTAGCTGAAGTCATTGCAATATCACCAGCAACCGGAATATGGATAATACCTGCTCTGTCTTCTTCTTCCATCCTTGCCCAGAATTTTTCCTGAGCAGTAGCATTACCTAAGGCTAGTATAGTATAAAATTTCAATAAATTTTCAGGGTCACCACTATACCAAGTTTCCCACTCGTCATATTTTGTATACCAATATCCAAATCCGCTTGGCGGAAATGATGAACCTTGGCTTAAAAACATTTTATTCAACTCCTATTTTTTATTTATTGTATATATCATCAACTAAACATGCTAATATTTTAACTATTTCATCCATCCCTTTTTTAAAATTTTATTTATTCTGGCATATAACAATATTCCAAATAATCAGTTCTCCAATATGGTGGCCGTACAGATATTTTTTCTATCCTATTTGATAATTTATTCTTTTGTGATGAAACCATAATTGGTCGTCTTAATATATGTTTATTATTATTTGATTTATCCCATATGCTATAATCGTTATTCATTTTCTTAACAATTATTTCTTTTATTTCTCCATAGCCTTGTGATGGTTTTTTTCCAATAAAATGTATATATTTATTTAAAAGATATTCAACTTTTTTGATTTCACAATTTGCATAAAAATATATATTTTTATATGATTTAATTATAATTGGCATATGATAATTTTTATAATATCCAGCACCAATATCAACTCTACCTTTTGTATTTCCTTTAAATTTTACAATATTATCATTTTTATTATCCCATCTCTTCGACCAACTGCATACAGATTCTAAATTATCACCAAATCCAGTACTTGCATGATAAATATTTAATGTCTTATTAAAATATATTGGTAAATCATCAGTATTAAATTCATGCCCACCATTTAAATCTTTTTGATTCATTAACCCATTATAATAATCGTCACCAAGCATTTCCTTTGCACATGCTGCCGATATTAAAGCATCTAAAAATATATACCCCATAATTGCAATTGGAGTGCTCATTCTAAACGTTATTTTACAATTTTCAAACATATTTTTTTACCTCAATAAATTTCGAAAATAATTTTTCATAATCAGTAGGATAAAATTTTTTTAACCAAATTATCCTACCTTTATTAGCTTTATCTGTTGTTAAATATCCACCATTTTTTATTGTATCTCTTGTAAAAAATGGTTTAAGTTCTTTATCATATATTTTAGAATATGGAATGTTTAAACAATCAATAATATTCCATACATCATTATTTCCCCACCATCCAATAGGTGAACATTTTGCTATTTCAGAAGTTCTATATAACAATCCATATTTTCTTAATAATTTTTTTCTACCTGCTGTTTCATCTGCTCTTATTCCCCAAAAACAACAATCATAATTATTTTTTATTGCCCATTCATCAATTACATCTTTTTTTATTATATTTTTAACTTTTTCATGATCTGAAATACTTCTGTCAATCGAAGGTAACCCATATTTTAAATTTAATTCAACATAATCATGAGGACATTTTAATTCTATATAATTTTTTACTCTATATTCTTTCAAATAATAATCCCTAAATTTATATATATCTGATAAAGCATATCCAGAATTCATAAAAATTATTGTTGTGTCTGGATATCTTGATATTATCAAATGTACTACTAAAATTGAATCCTTACCCCAACTGCAACTAATATAATGTTTTTTATATTTATTCATTGCTTTATCAATTATTCTATAAAAATTATTTATTTTTCTTTCAACAAAATTCATTTTATAAAATTCCTTCTGTTTTAATTAGCCATTCTAGAATATCATTTTTATTGTTTTTAATATATTCATTATAGATATCAAATCCTTCTCTGCTATAATTTAGCTCGATTTCTCCGTGTCCTGTCGCTGATTTCCCGCCGATATATGGAATTTTATCTAACTGATTTAATGTAGAAAATAAACACGCTTTTTCAATTTCGTTTTCATTCTCTATAATAATTCTACCTTCCAAAATACTTCCTGTTGATATAGCTTGAATTTCGTATTTCATTTGAACTGGATTTTCTTTCTTTTTATCTTCTTTCCCATCTTTTTTTACTTTTATTTCTTTGTTTTTTACTTTTATTTTGCTTTGACTTTTCAAATCATCTCTTCTTGTATAAAAAATATCTTCAAGCATATCATATATAGATATATCGCTTTTGGTATTATTATAATCATTTAATTCTTTGCATATTGGTTTTAATATTCCACATTTTAATTTACCTTCTGTTATCTGGTCTCCAATTGCTGTCCCAAACAATGCAAGTGGTGGACACTTTTTTCTCATTTCTCTTTTTTCTTCTATTTTTTCATATCTTGACCCTGATGTAATTGCACCACCAGAAAATAACATATAAAATAATTTTGTTGAAATTCCATCAGGCAATTCTAACATATCTATATAATGTTTCATTGCATATCTTCTTAATATACCTCTCATGGCATTTCCAGAATATACAGGTACATCAATATATTTATCTCCATATAAAAATTTCATAGTTCTTAAAACTTGCATAGTTCCCATTCTTTCATCTCCGAAATGGCATAATGGACTTTTTAATTTTAATTCTAAATCAATTTTCATATGGTATTCACTTCACTTTCTTTATTTTTTCTTATTTCACGTTCTTGTTTTCTAATCTCAATATTTAGTCTCATAGCTAAAATTACTGAATGTAAATCATTTCTAATCAAATCAAGTATTTTATATTTTATATCATCATCCATTTCGATAATTTCATTAAGGCATCTGTCTGATAATGCAGCTATATCAAGTTTTTTACATAATTTATTTATGAATATATTAAATTTATTTGTAGTAAATGCTGATGCTCTTACTTTGTTTGAAAATTCATCCCATATTTTATACGCTCTTTCAAGTTTTATTTTATCCCAGTCAATTTTATCCCAAACAGCAACCAATGATATAATTGCTAAATCTTTTATTTTTTCATCTTCCATTTACTTTCCTTCTTTCTTGTAATATTTCATTTCTTTTTTCAGAATTTAATATATATATTAAAAATTTAAATAAATTTGTTTTTCTAATATCTTTTAGAATATTTTCTAATAAATCAAATGAAGTTAATCCATATTGCATTACTGAAATTGCTTTATATTCACCAGTTAATAATTCATCCTTTGTAAAATATAAATAGGCATCATTTAAGATATCATATATTTTTTTAGCTTTTTTGACATCAAAAAATATTTTATCATCCTCTTGCTGTATATAAAATTTATTATAATCAGAATTAACATTACATTTAAATGAATTATGTTTTTTAAATGTATATGTAACTCCAGCAACAAAATCATTTTTAATATATCTATCAATATTAAAAATATATTTTTCTATATCATTCTTTTTGAATAAATATAAATTATTTTTATCAGCAATAAAATTATTTCTTCTTAGCTCAATATCTTTTATACATTTCGCACAATCAACACATATAAATAAACTTTCTTTACATTTACATAAATCATAATTTGTAAAATTAGAAGATATGATCTCCTTTTCTTTTATTGATTCTTTTTCTTTTCCACATATTTTGCAAATAGTATTTTTAATTTTTGATTTATCTACATTCAAATTTATATTTGAATGTTTACTTATAATTTCAGTATTAGTCATAAAACCTCCAAATTATATTCCTAATAAATGATGCCTTGAACTACCCCACGCAATTAAACTATCTGGAATATGATCATCTTCTTTCGCAATAATACCCTGTTCAGGATTCTTATAATGATATTTTTTACATTTTTCCTGTGCTGTTTTGTCAGTTATATTAAGCCTATTTTTTTCTAATAATAATCTTATCACATTTATTCCAACATCTTTCCATTTATTAAATGCTATTGTAATCAATTCTGTTTGGCATCTTTTTTCTTTAAGTATCTTTTTTAATGTAATATTACTGTCTTTTGGATTGCTATCACAATAAATTATCTTTATATCATATTCTATACATAAATCAGCTATTTCTCTACACCTATCTGTCAATTCAATATACTCAAAAGTTTTAGTAATAGGATTTGTAAATATTTCTTTAGTGTCCTGTATAATACTCATTGCTGTAACCGCATAACCCCAATCGATTCCTGCTTCTGTATATAATTTTTTATTATATTTATCTTTAATTCCTCTTCTATAGGACCTATCTACAGATTCAAAATCGAATATTGTATCTCCGATTTTAGGACGGAGGCATAAATATTCAGCATCGAACATCGCTTTTGTAATCTGTCTTTTTTTTAATTTTATTTCTGCTTCTTTCCAATATCCGTGTGGTTCTTGAACTTCTTTAACACACCATTTAAATAATTTTGCTCCTATATCATCTTTTGATTCAACTATTTCACTCATTAAACCAAATGGTTGATGCAATGTTGATGATATAATTATATTTTCTGGAATTCCATTCATTGTTTTTGGCTGCCCCAAAGCCGCTAAGTATATATTTTTATCAAGTTCATCGCAATTGTGAACTATTATTCCATTTGCTAAAAATGATTTAAGCCCTTTAATTTTCAAATCATAAACTTTATTTATTTTATCATCTTTTATATTTACTATTTCATAAACTTCATAATTTTTGAAAACCATAAATGCATTAATGTTGTTTTTAATACCAGAACTTTGTATCCTTCTTTTTCTAAAAATATTTTCTTTCTTTCGTCTATTTTTATCGTCTTTTCTCTGTTGTGCCAATATTCTCCATGTACCTCTATTATTAAATTTAAATCTTTGCATAAAAAATCTACTATGTATCTTCCAAATGGTACTTGTGATTGATATGATATTTTTAAATATTCTAATAATTCTGATGCTTGTATTTCTGCTTTTGTTGGATTTTTCTTCAATGCTGTCGCTCTTGCCTTTGCCATTCTTGAATCCATTCCTATTTTCGAAAGGTGTTTTAAATAGCATTTTTTGCAACGTTTTGCAATATGCCTCAATTCTTTTCCACATTCTATACATTTTGGTTTCTTTGCTTTTCTTCTTTTTGCATAGCAACTTCTGCATATCGTTGAATTTTTTGTTATTTCTTTTTTGCAATCTTGACAATATTTTTTTGGTACAGAATTTAATTTTATATAACATTCTTGGCAATATCCTGTTGTATATTTTCTTTTTAAATTTAATTTTTTTCCACACATTAAACAACTTTTTACGTTCACCGATAACAAAGATTGATTCACCCTTACATTTCCACCTTCTGATTTCATTTAAATTTCTATATCCTTTCGTTGTTAAAATTTTATGGTTTTCAGTACAATTTATATATTTACCGTTAGAGAAAAAAATTTTATATGTTTTTCTCTCACCCATATAACAATTATATTGTACCATACATTTTTTTATTTTAACACCGTTCCATCCATATACTATATCTTTGTTATTTATTTCTATTATTTTTTTATATCCATGTGTTGTTTTTATTAATGTGTCACCTGTCAAGCATTCGTCAATTCGCAATTTAGGTTGATGGCTTCCTCTTACTGATTTAGAACTCGCCGCTAACGCTCTTACCCATGACCCATTAGTTAATTTATATCCTCTTTTAGATACTTGATTTCCAACTAATAAATGTGTTGGTGCATTAGGAAAATCCCAAAATTCTGTTAAATACGATATTGCTTTTTGTGCCTGGTCTAATGAACCACCTAATATATTTATCCCGCAATTTTTTTTAAATATAGATTCCATAAATGATAAAACAGATAAATCATATGTTTTCCCACCCGCTCTATTTGCATACCATATAGCCATCGGTGTTATTTCGGCATAAGCTTCCCACATTGCAGATAAAGGATAAGAATGTCCTTCACACGGTTTTTCATTAGAATAAGGTATGTAATATCCAAAAAATTCATTTATCCAAAAATAAAATTGTTCAAATGTTCTTGGAGCTATACCAAGTTTATGATCCCAATCTGTAATATTTGTTACAATATCTCTTAATTCTATATGTGACATTAAAGCTACCTATATCCTTTTATTTCTTTCCAGTTTCTTTATCTGTTTTTATATTCTTTTTTGGAAATAACTTTTCAAACTCTTTTTTGAATATGTCATTATTATATTCAAGTTTCTCGTCAATTTTATCCTCTAATTCTTTAATTATCTCTTTATCAATCCTCTTAAATTCATCTGGTAACAAATTACATAAGGCAAATATTAATAAATTCGGCTGTCCTCTAAATTTCTTTTTAGTTTTCTCAGTTTTTGTTTTATTGCCTAAATAACTTTTTTCCTCTGTTTTTTTTACCTCTTCATACTCATATCCTAAAGCTTCTTTCCATAAACTTTTTTTGAGATTTATTGCCAATCTTTCTTTTGACGCCCTTAGTACTTGTGTAAATTGTGGAAATTTTAATTTATATTCATTTAATGATTTATAAGATATTCCTAATTTATTTGATATTTGTTCCTCCGTATCTCCTTTTTGTCTCCAATCTTCAATCAAGTCAAGTTTCGGTTCTACATGAGTATAATATTTACTTTTTCTTCCTCGCTTATTTTTTTTATTGTTAGTCATAAAACCACCTTATTCTAAAAAAGACCATTAACTGGTCTGTGTATGATTTTACACTAAATTTTATTTTTGTTCATTATAATTTATATCTAATTTCTTATTTATAATTTCAACATACTCATTCTTAAGCCTGCCTCTGTGAACCATTGCATATAAATTCTGTCGAGACATTCCAAGTATTTTACACAGTTCTTTTAGTGTAATATTCTTTTTCTCGCAACCTTTTTTTATCTTTTCGTATTTTTTATTAATTTTTCTAGTCCACATTGTTATCATTTCTTTATCCTTTATTTTGTTATTAAGTGCTGGAATTGCGTAATATTGGAATGTCCAGCTATCCCTATAAACCGTTACGCTCGGCCGTAATTCTTGATATCGTAGTCGTTGAATTACGCAACCTTCAGCTACGTTGGTTTTAATGCCATAGCAGGATTCGAACCCGCTTCCCAGTAAACCAGTGCCTCCAAGTACTCTATAGGATATGACATCTTACTTCACATAATGTAATGATTGACTAACAATATTATATGTCAAATAATATAAAACGTCAAATAAAATAAAAAAGCCTCTGCGACGACAAAGACTTTTTATTTGAAAACTATTATTTCTGATTAATAACAATATTTATATTATACTAAATGTAAAAAGATATTTCAACCACAGCGGGCGAAATACCTTTGAAACATTCCATTATCAGTTAATAGTTCACCATTCTTTCTTCTATGTTCATTTCTTCCTCCTCTTAGCAAGTACCCTCATCATATTTTTCAAATTTCTTTCAAAATACTTACTGAAATTCGTATTCCCATTTTCATCATTTTTACAAATTTGTTTTATTGTCAACGCCCTCACCTTCTATCTCTAATACTTAGCATATACTCATTAACTTTCATAAAATCAGCAACAGACAAATCTTTTATAAAAGTTGATTCTAGATTAGATTTCATTGTTGTAATTTGCATTTCTTGTAATTCATCTAAATCAATATCAAATTTTTTCATAACATAATCTTTTACAGTTTCATTATCACTTAAAATTATATTTCCACTAAAATTATAATGGCCTCCAGATATACTAATATATAATACATTTAAATCATTTTTACAAATTTGTTTTATTGTCATTTTCAGCCTCCAATTCCAGCAATTTAGTATAAATTTTATTAGTCACAAGTACATCATTTAAAGCTCTATGACTTTTTGTATTTATGCCAAATCTTTTCTTTAAATCTTCTAATTTATGACTTCCAGATAATAATTTTCTTGATAATTCTAAGCTACAAATAATATTTACGCTTTTAAATCTATCAATATAATTTTTAGGAATGATTGAATTTCTTGTAATATGATAAATTATAAAATTAAAATCAAACTCAGCATTATGTATTACTAAATTAGTATCTTTATCAATACTCAAACTATCCATAAAATCAATAAATACCTTTTCTAAGCATTCAGAATTTTTAACCATGTCATTAGTTATACCTGTTAATTCTCTTATAAATTCTGTTACTATACCAGTTATTTTAACTGTACTTGAAAAACTTGTTAACACTTCACCATCTACGCAGTTGCAACCTGCTATTTCTGTTATTTCTGCTCCTTCTTCTGGTTTGAATCCAGTTGTTTCGATGTCTATTACTGTGTATTTTTTCATTTTTCACCTCACAGGAAGTATCTTAAGATACTTCCTTTTTCTTATTTTCTTTTATAGTTGCATTTAACTTTTTAACAACATTTTCAAGCTGCATAATAGTTAATTTTTTTCTTGAATCTATTTTAAATGTTTTTATTAAATAGTTTTTTAAAGCTTCGTCTGATACTTTAGCATTTGTTTGAAGTGTACAAAGTAGTTTTAATTGTTTATCATTTATTAATATATTGTTTTCATCTTCTGTATTTTCTGGAAGTGAATGCTTAAGTGATTCTAATTCTTTGTATTTTTCTTTAAGAATTTTAAATTTTTCAACTAAATCATCATAATCATTTTTAATTCTTTCATTTGCTTTTTTCATACCATCAATAGTTTCGTTATTTCTATTGTCATGTGAATCTGGATCTGTATCTTCACTAATCAATAATAAATCCTCTAGCATTGTTTTTTTCAAAAATGTTTTAGCTGATAAGCATTTCTGTGATAAATCCATTTTTGCTTTAGTCCGGTCAATGTATATTTCTCCAGTCTCTATTATTTGATTATCTGGTTTGTTTATATCTGTTATAACCATATCTAATATATATTTTTCTCCGTCTAACTTTCCAGATCCAAAATGTATTATTAAATCCAAATCTTTTAATGTTGGCTTAACTTCTTCTAAAATATTTTGTATAGTTCTATATTTAAAATTAGCAAATTCATTTACTTTATCTTTATTTACTTTTACAATATCCTGTAATACAGAAATTTTTTGATAAATATTTAATTCTTTCATTTCGGTATCCATCAAATAGCCTCCTTTACAAAATCAAATGTTTTATAATATCCTGAACTTACTAAAAAGTTCTCGTATTCTGCTGCCTCAATCTTATTTATGTCCATTACTTTTGTAACTGGAGTATAAAATTCCTCTGGTAAAATTTCATACCCTTCTATGTTTTCACAATCGGCTGTACTATAATTATAAATAATTCTCATTGCTAAATCCCCCTTGATTTATAAGGAAATTGATTGTATAATCATATAAACTATTAAACAATCAAATCCCTTATAAATTATTTTTTGTGAAGTTATCGGCCGTCAACCGATAACTTCTGCACGTTACCAAAATATTTTTCTATTTTCTTTACCCTTTCTTCATCGACCTTTTTCATACAGCTCTTGCAAACTATATACCCAGTTCCTATATCTATTTCTTCTTCGTTAACATTATGCTCTCCATATTCACAATATATTTTCATATAGTTACCCCTCAATTACTTCATACATTATATTATTATTACTAAGTGCTAGAGCAGCAGCTTTTTCACCATTATCTCTATCATATAACCATGTATCAAACTCGCATAATGATAAATCAATTTTCATTACTCTCCCATAAACATAATCAAAATAAGTTTGATTAGATAATAATTTTTGTGCTTCTTCTTCAGTCATTTGATATTGTCCTCTACTATCTAAAAATCCCATACCTTGTTGTTTTGATGAATTATATAATGTTGATAATACTTTAGCCTTGTCAGTTTCCTTAATTTTAATTTTCATAATAATCTCCTTTAAATTTAATATTTAATATAATTATACAACTATTTTCGTCTAATGTCAAATAGAATTATTTATTAAAACTCATCTTTGTTACTGCATTAGTAATAATTTTTATATCTTTCAATTCTGCAAAAAATTGGTTATAATCATCTTTTGTTTTAATTCTAAATATAAAATTCTTAGAATCATTATCAAATACAATATCAATATTCATAATCTTCTTTTCACATTGATGTTCTACTTTATCATTTATACAAACTTTACAAAAATAATCCCCGCATTTATCGCATTTAATATCTTTTTCATGAATATTTCCGTTTTCATCAGTACAACAATCTATATGTGCCATTTAAATCACACTCCTCCTCAATAATCTTGTCTTATCCACAATTCACAACAAATGCTGCAATAAACCATTTTTATACAAATGCTTACATCTTCAAAATTATCATTTCTCGCGATAACTTCCAAGTCTTTATATCTATTGTTATGTAAATTGTCATAATCTGCTCCACATTTAGTGCATTTTTCAATATCTCTTTCTTTAGTTTCAATAATTTCACCTGTATCAATATTTGTCCATTTCCAATTATTTTTACTCATCATCTTCCTCCTTGTGTATTGTTACAACTGGATCACATCCTAAATGTCTAACAGAATATATTAAACCATTTTTCCATTGTAAATATGCTCTTCCAACAGTACCGTCTTCGTTATAGCTATTTCTTAAAACATATGGATATCCATATAAATTTATATAATGTTCAAACATTGGATCGTCCATTAGTTTTTTATGAAAGCTAAATGATTTTGCTTTATGTAAATTTAATAATATCATTCAATCACCCCTTCTATTCCTTCCAAAAATATACCTAGAGTCGATTTAAATTTTTATAGTATATTTTTATTAATTTCATATTCAAATCAATTCTAGCGTTTTTTCTCCCTGTAATTCCTTTACTCTTTAAACATGTTATTCATTTCTCAACTTCCTCCCCAAAACATATTTCTTTATATTTTTTATAGTTTTATTAAGAAAAATCAACTGATTACCAAAACCTACTCTTATACCAATGTCGTCGTTTTTCGCTTTGTCTTCCAAGCTTTCATTTTCTTCCAACAGCCAATTATAAAATTCCTGACTAAAGTCTTTCATCTTTCTCACCTCACTTATATTCATTAAATTTAATAAGCTCATATCTATTCAAACCAGTTTTTAAATAAATGTTTGAAAGATGTTTTTTTATAGTGTTTATACTTAAATTAGTTTCTGCCGCAATTTCTTTATTAATCAATCCTTTCTGAACATATAATATAATTTTAAGTTCTTGGTCTGTTATTTTGTCATAATTTATACTTTTAATATTTCTATTAATTAAACTTTTGTAAAACTTTATATCTTCCTGAATCTCTTTTATTTTAATAATATATAAGTCCAATTGCTCTTGTTTTAAATTTAATATTTCTTTAATGTCCATTATCTATACACCTCAAAATCTCTTGTAAAATACCTATCTTTTGTATAAAAAGCTATTTGTATAAATCCTTTTCCTAACCAGTATGTAATGGCTTTCATATCTGAAAGTTTTATCCTTTCTTTTTTTAAAATTTCTAAAGTTTTGTTATATAAAATATCTCTTGATTCAGGTGCTATTATATTTTCGTATTCATTTACTTTGTTCTGGATATATTTTTTCGTAACTTTAGTAAATTCAACAGGTTTCATCTTTCTTACCTCACTTTATATATAAATCCATCCTCATCCAATGTCCTCCAATAACTTCCCAATCATTAGAATTTAAATCGAACATCTTTTCACACTCTTTTATTAATTCATCCTTTGACAAAATACAATCTTTATCTCTCCTTTTCAGCTCTAAAAAATATCCTATTATCTGCTTGTAAGTTATTCCTTTCATTTACATTCCTCCATACAAATCTTTTATGTTTTAATAAATTCATAATATTAGACATTGTATATCCTGTTATTTCAGATATTTCAAAAATACTTTCTTTTTTCAAAATCATATTATAAATAATTTTATTAATCTTTATCACCTCATTTAAATAAACTTATTTGACCATCACAAATATATTCTTTTTGTTTTTCATTTTCACAAATCCACCAGTCAAAAACTTCTTGACCAGTTTTCCAAGTTGTTTTTAATCCATCTTCAATTCTTTTTTCAATCATTTTTTCAAATGTTCTTATGTATTGTTCTTTTATTTTAGGCCAGCGATTAAATTCCTTAATCGCTTTTTTACCCTGCATCGGACAGCCAACACATCCTAATCTATTCCATCCTTCGTCATATAATTTGCAATAATCTAATTTATATTTTTTTATATATTCCCAAATATGATAATCTTTCCAGTCTATAATTGGATTTATTATATGTTTGCTTCTCATATTACAATTTTCAAAAATATGTCTCCCTTCTTCGTTGTCATTTGTTTTTATAACGTATTTTCTCATTGCATTCGCTTCAATTGCAGCTCTTTTCTTTTTTCTTTTGTTAGATTCATCCCATCTTACTCCAGTTACAACAGTTCTACCATCGCCTCCTGCTTCCTTAAAATATTGACAACAATATCTCATTAATCGTGTTGGAGGCATTTTCTTTTTAATTATAAGTTTCCACATAGTCATATTGTCAGGAGGCATATTATGTTTAACATTTTTATATTTTTCGCGAATATAATAAATAAGTTCTGGTGGGTCTACAGTTGTTATATTATAATTTGCTTCAAATTTTACTCCAGCTTTTAAAGCTAAATCATGTATAATAATTGAATCTTTACCGCCTGAAAAAGCAAGCCAATAATTATCTTCAGGTTCAAATGTTTTTAATCTTAATATAGATTTTTTAATAAGGTAATCTAGTTCATTTTCAATTATTTGATTTTCGTTAATTAACATTTGTCCTTTCATCTTTCTCACCTCACTTTCTCACAAAGTTTTTGAAATTCTTCTTTATTAAAATTCAATATATCTCCTATTTTATATTCTGCTAAATCAATAGTTTTAAAGTATATTCTATAATTTGATTTCCTCCCATGAATTTCATATTCTATATCAACAGAAGTTGAACAACCATCTATGTCTATTCTTTTAATAAACATTTTTTCATTTGCAATTATATCTATTATTTTCATCTTCACACCTCACTTAAATAAACTTATTTGCCCTTTTATAGGTCTTTTTATTCTCTTTACAATCTTGTTTTCATCAATAAATCTGCTGCATGTCATTTTCTCAACATTTACTTCTTTCGGAAATGGTATCTCTGTAAAATCTCCAATAGAAATATGTTCTTCTATCTTGCAATTAAACTCACCATTTTTCATGTATTTTTTACATTTACAACAATTTTCCTCAATGAACATCATATATTCAGATCCATTTGCAAACATCTTTCTCGCCTCACTTTTTCTTTTTGATATATCTTTTGATAGATATATCACTAATCTTGTCATAAATTGAAATAACAATACTTATAATAATAAGTGCAATAATTCCTATTAAAATTAATCCAGCAATAAAAATTAAAATTGATAAGACTATTGCCATACATATACCAAATATGTTAGTAAAAATATCCATATTCACACCTCACTTAAATCTATTTCTATTCCCAATTTAGCCATTAATAATATAAATTTATCATTTTTCATTTTAACCATTTCCATCCCATTATTTGTATAACTTACTAAATCACATTCAAAACCGCATAGCCTTCTTTTATTATTTTTTGTCTTTGTAGCAGGTTTTTGAAATAAAACATATCCTGTATCTATTCCGCATTTTTTAAATGATTTAATTTTGTTCTCCCATATTTTTATAATATTAAGTTGTCCAGGTGTATACATACCTTCTTTTATTTCTATTTCAAATATATTCATCTTCCTCACCTCACTTTATATACTGCGTATTCTCATACAAACTATCTCATTTCAATAAATATTCTTTCAATCTCATAATTATCCTCAACCGTTTTATACTTAAGCCAACTTTTCCACTGATTTATTTTGTTATATGTAATTAACTGATTAATGTCTATATAACTGCTGATTGATGGAGTATAATATTTTGATTTATGTTTAGTATTATTTTTCCCATTGTAATAATTACTATTTCCAGCCGCACAAGTTGAACATTGTAGAAAATAATCATACATATAGCTTTCTTTATTTTTTTTATTTACCTTTATTTCTCTCATTATCAAACCGCCTTTATCCCTGCAAGCAAAGCATTTAATTTCCATTTTTATACCTCCAATCATATCCAGAAAGCTTATATATTCTATTTTTACATTTACCTGCTATCCTTGATATTATTCTTTCATCATCTATATATTTATAAAGATTTGTCATACTGCAATTTGATGTAAATATTATTGACTTATTATTTTCGTATCTTGTATTTATAACTTTATAAATAATTTGATATGTCCAATCATTCATTCGATTTGACCCAATATCATCAAGAATTAATAAGTCAACTACATTTAATTTGTTTTCAAAATTAGCTTCTGAACTGTTGCGTGGATTATATGACTGTTTTACCATGTCAAACATATCATTAATGTTTATAAACAAACATTTATATCCTGAATCAAAAACATTTTTATAAATACAACATGACAACATTGTCTTCCCTGTTCCAGTTGCACCACTTATATAAAAGCTTAAACCCTTATAATCTTTGAATTTTAAAGAAAAATTTTTAAGACTTTCAACTATTTGATAATTTTCTTTATTTGTTATAAAATTATCAAAAGTTTTGTTTTTATATTCAGTTGGAATATTGTAATCTCGAATTTGTTCAGGTTCTTGAAGCGGTATTCCGCTTTTCATTTTAAAAACTCTATTACCTATTTTTATTTCTGTGTAACTCACTTTATCACTCCTTATTTAATATATTGAATATCTTTTTCATACTCTTCCCAAAATTCATTATCATATTTTCTTTGATCATAATTCTGGGTTTGAGCAGGATTATTATTTCCTTTTTTCTCTTTATCCTTATTCATTTGTATTATCAAAGTACCAGCCTTTTCTCTCAGTTTTTTAGTCGAAAGTATATTACTTTTCCAAAAATGGTCAGACTGGCAGAATTCAATCATTTTTGTTATTTCATCTGCAGAATATTTATCAAGCCTCATAAGCTTATCTATATTTTCGGCCCACTTTTGGAAATTAGGTTCTTTTGCTTTATCGTTATTATCTTTCATCTTTTTAAAAAGAAGCTTAGATAATTTCATTTCATCAGATTCGTGTAAAAATTTATTTTTTACACACTCTTCTTTTATATCTTTAATAGAATCATCTTTTAATAGATTAATATTTTGTTCCGACTTTTGAGTCGTACCCCCTCCGACTTTTGAGTCGTACGGTTCCGACTTTTGAGTCGTACCCTCCGACTTTAAAGTCGTACCCCCCGACTTTAAAGTCGTACCCCAATCTGTGCTTATTAATTTTAGATAGTTTTGGCCAACACCATAAAAAGAAAATGTACCCATGTTCTTTTTTGTATAATGAGTCAATATTTTTTTATCTACTAATTTTTTTAATCTTCTTCTTATAACATCTTTTGATTTTATATTTAAAATTGGCAAGTCTTCAAAAATCTTTTTATACTTTATCCAGTAATAAATTTCCCCATTTATCACTTCATGTACCATATCATTTGTATCTTTAAAATCAATAAACCATCTTAGTATTAATAAGTCATTATGATCTAAACCATATTCAACTGCTATTTGTTGAGAAAATCCATATAAAGTATACCTCATGACTTAGCCTTCTTTCTTTTATAATTATCATAAAACATTGACTTTAATATATTTTCTAAAACTTTTCATATTAATATCAATTAATCCATTATCAATTAATTCTTTTTTTATCCTTGTTGCTTTTTCATTTGCACAATTAAGCTTTTCCATTATTTCTACATTTGTAAAAAGTATATATTTTCCGTTATCAATTGATATAACCTGATTTTTGTCAAAAAATTTATCTAACATCAACATATAAAGAATCTTAGAATCTCCATTCATTTTATTAAATTTTTTATTATCTATAAGTTTTCTAGGGAAAACAAAAAACTCCATTTGCATATACCTCCATTCGAATTTTATAGTACTAGTAAATTATATCATACTCATTTAATAATACAATAAAAATAAATAATATATTTTTTGTTCAATTTGTATACAAGAAAAGTGGTATAATTATAAAAAATAAAATGTTTTGTGGCTTTTTATTTTTTTTGCTTCTGTAAAACAAGGTTAATTTGCTTAGGAGCTTTTATCTTGTAAAAAGTTCTCTTGTAACTGGGTCGCAGTCTGGGGGACTTTTTTATGTAAAATATTTGTGGTATAATACAATATAGATTAAAAAAATAAATTAAGTTTTTGAACCAACCCAGTACTACCAATACTGGGTTAATTCTATTTATAAAAAAGAACAACAAAAAGACCTATCAAGGAGAATAGGTCTTTTTGGAAAGAAAGAAATCCTAATGAAAATTAAAAAACATTTATATACACTAAATATATTATATCATATTCTATAGAAAAAGAGAGAGGTTTATTTTTCCTCTCTCAGCTTCCTAACAATCTTATTTAATATCATAATAAATAATTTTATCAAGCTTTAAACATAAACTTGCAATTGCATCATCTAAAGGATTATGTTTTCTTAATTTCCTTGTTGCTGGTGACTGTGCTATGTAAAAAGCATTTTTCTTTTCATAAAATTCTATTCTGTCAATGTCAATATTGTTGACATTAGCTATATCCATCAATGGACATGGCATGATGATCCATTTGACTCTACATCAAACACCATAATATTTTTTTTCATTACATTTTCTCCTTTAACGTGAATTTTTTTGTTCTTCCACTTCCTTCACACGTAAAGCAAGTAGAACCTGAATATCCAGATGGACCAACTTTTCCAGTTCCATTACAGTTATAACAATCTCCATATGAAATTTCAATAATTTTAGTTGGAAGTCCACAATTCATACATTTTTGTGAATAACTTGATACTACATGGTTGCATTCAGGACATGTCATTTTCATTTTTGTTCCCCTCTCTCAGCTTCCTCAAATATTCCTTCAAAAGCTTATTTTCTTTTTCGGTAATATAGAAACCTTTAAATACTTTTTTATCTCCTATCAGCGGGCGGCCTGCTCCTTTTCTGCGACCGCCGCGGTTTTCTTGTTTCATAATAATCACCTATAAATCCATAAATTTTTTAATAACATCTTCTTCTCTTTTTCCGTCTATGTATCTTACTTCTTCTCTAGTTACATTTTCTATAAGTATAGTATTATTAAAATAATAATTTACATTACCAAAAAATGAATCATCGCGTGATATTATATTGTTGTTATATACAGCTATAAATACTGTATTAGTATGACATTGAATTTTTAAAAATTTTAAATTTAAGCTTTTAAGCTTTTCAATTATTATTTTCCTTGAAAAACTTTCAAAATATTTTGATGTTTCGCTTAATTCATTTTTAAATGATTTAAATTGATTTACTACATTTCTTAATTCTTCTATATCCATTTCTGATATGTCTTCTTCTGAATATAAACTGCCTTCAAGCTCTTTTTCTAATAAAATTCTTTCATTTTCCATGTCTATTTACCTCCCATACCATATATCTGGACTACCACATACTGGACAACTATTTACATCTGTGTCGAATGTATTAAAACAATTTTGACACTGACAATTCATGTATAAAGAATTTAACTTTGATATAACTTTTCGAGTATCTTCAAATGTAAATTCAATTCCTCTAGGCGTTCCAGCTATACCAGATTTACCACCTGCACCAGGTCCAAATAATTCTTTCATTATTTCATCAGCCTTAAACTTCTTTCCACTATCTTCAAAGCTTAATGTTATAGCTTTGAATTTTTCGTTATAACTGATTATTGCAGGTATAATTGTATTTTCTTGCGGGCTATAGTAGGAAGCACCACAAAATACTCTATCTGTTGAAAACAATCTATAATATTTTGTTTCTTTTTTAAGCTTTGATTCAGTTTCTTTTTGTACATTTTCAGCCCATTTTTTACCGTCATTAATATAATCAATTTCATTTTTTCCTACTCCAGCCATTTGTAATATTATTTCTTCAATTACATTAATAGTTTCTAATACTTGTTGTCTAACATCTGTAAGTTCTGTAATTCTTTCCTGTCTTCCTTTTGAAAAATTCCAAGCCCAATAAGCATTTAAAAACATTTTAGTTTGCCAACCATATTTATATAGATGGTGAGGTCCATTAACATCTATATACTCAATTGCATTTACTAACATAGACAACCTTTCATCTAGTACAATTCCTAAAGCTCTCATGCAACCAATTATTGAATCTAAATCTAAATGGCTCAATAATATAGTGCCTTCTAAAATAATTGGTATATTATCATCATTACACGGTGCTGGATTTCCTTGATTTTTACCATGATGAGCTGATGTGTAAAGTGTTCCTTTAATCGTTTCATCACCATATTCAGCCTCAATTGTAATATCAGCATCAATTGTTTTTGCAATTTCAAGTGTTGGTGCTAATAAAATCTTAACATCATCAGGAAATAGATTAAGAGTTGCACCACATGAGCATTTACATTCGTTAGATGTATGATATAAAAATCTTTGTCCACATAAGCTGCATGTTAATGTTGTCCATTCTTCTTTTACTTTCTCTTCTTCAATGCATAATTCTTTTTTCAATACTTCAGCATCAAGATAATTTTCTTTAACACCTGTGCAATCAGTTTCATACAAGCACCAGGTTGTGTCTTCTAATAAAGATTTATCTGTTTTTTGCTCTAACCAAAGTCCATTTTCATCAATTAAAATTAATTCTAAATTTTTGTAAACTAATGGACAATCTTGGCCTTCTATACAATCTTCATCTTCATTATGCCAAGGTGTATAATCACCTTGTACATATATTCTGTTTTCTTCTTCGATTGCGATTCTTGAACCATTAAATAAATTTTTCATAATAATCTCCCTTATAATTTTATTTAGAGTAATTAACTCTATAGTGCCTACCTGCTAGATAGGTACTAACAGCTAATTATTCATTTTGCATTCATTATTTTTTCTATTGATGTCTTTAAAATATTCCAGCTTTTAGGTGGATTATCAGACATATAAGAATGCATGTCATTATTTATCATATTTCCATTTTTCTTAAATATTACTATTTTATCGTTATTTATTATTCTTGTTTCATATTTGCAATCTAAATCATTTTGTTTTAACCAATTACAAAATTCACTATAATTTTTTATTGTTTCTTTGTTTTTAAAATTTTTATACATTACATATCTCCTTTAAATTTATTAACCTATCTCATCAGTAGCAGGCGGTTAATCTGCTAGACGGGTTTTACCCCGTTTCGAATCTTAGAGTTAATTATTTCTTATAATTTAAGAGAAAATATGCTGAACATATCGAATCCCATAATGGATTATGTTTTTTAGGCTTTCTTATTGCTACGTCCTGCACTATAAAGTAAGCGTTTTCTTTTATATAAAAATCTTCTCTATCTGTATCTGTATCGCTATGTATGCTAGATATGTCGTATAATGGATACGGCATACTAAAAGCTCTTTTTTCTAAATCGTCTTTAGCAACTTGTGCCAAAAAATTTGTTTCGACCGGGAAGTTAACATCTGAATATGTACCAATGTACTTTTCATCTTCTTTATATTTAGAATAAAAATCCCAAAATTTTTGTCTTAATTCTAAATTGCTTGGAACAGTTTCTAAATTTGTCAAATGTGGTAATACGTTTTCTTTTACCCAATCAGAAGAGATATTTTTCTTTCCTTCCTCTGATGTCAAGCAAATTGTTTCTATAATTGATACTTTATTGTCTGGATATAATTTCAAAGCCACTGCACCAAATGCAAAGCATTCTCCATATAATCCATCGCTTTCGCAATCAAACACGATTAGCGACTTATAGTTTTCCACCACTCCATAACCAGTCATTTCCTTCTCAACTTTAATATTTTTATTTGTTAAAACAAACATTTTATACCTCCATAATTTTTATTTAGAGTAATTAACTCTATAACAGCCGCCTGTTAGATGGCTGCTAACAGCTAATTAGTCAATAAAACTTTCAAAAAGTTTTTTCCAGATATTATAATCTGATGTAGTTCCTTCCCAATCTTCTGTTGTCCATTCTTCTTTTTTATCCTGTCTGGAGTATAAAACTCCATTTTCTTTTCTATATTCGAATCCACCATCTTCGAATATAATACATTCTTCGATTTTGTCAAAAAGTTTGTTTAAAATATATTTTTTGTTTTCCATTTTCATTCCTCCAAATTAAAATTTTGTTGTGTATAATTCATATAAGTAATCAACTGCTTCTGCTGCTAATTCAAGATCGAATTGTACTCTGTAGTTTAAGTTAGTGTTTTCTTGAAGTGCCTTTCTAGTGTTTTTGTGCGCCTGTACAAATCTTTCTGAATTAGTCATTGTATTATCTCCCTTATAATTAGTAGGTTTCTCAACCTCTAACTATATTATATAATAATTATATTTGATTGTCAATATATATATTCAAAATAATTATTATTTGTTGAGGAAGCTGGATAATGATATAATTATAAAAAAATGAGAGGGGGTAGCCTCCCGGATTATATAAGGTGTATAGCCTTATTTTTTTATATAATTGTTTTGTTCAGTTAAATTAAATTTTAATGCCTTTTCATATGCTTTATAATGTATTGAATCATAAGGTAAATAATTATCATGATTTGTTGAATATTTTATATATTTTGTGCTAATAGCCTCCATAAGTTTATTAAGTGCCTTTATTTCAAAGTTCATTGCATTGAATTCATCTGTAAACAAATTTTCGCATTTGAAAAAACTATGAGCTATTTCATGAAAAATTAATCTAAATAAAGAAATTATTTTTTGATTTGTATGAGATAATATTATATTTTGGTTAACTAATCTTATACCATCAAAATCCATATTTTCATTCGGCATAAGTATAGGTTTTATAATATTAAAATCTTCATGCGTGAGAAAATATATATCCGTAAAATATTTATAACTAAAATTTGTTATATTTATTAAAATTTTATCAACTATTTTTAGAAAAAATTCTTCGCATTCATCTTTTAAATATTTATCAAAATAACTTATATTTAAATTTTTAATAAATATTTCATTGTTATAATTAAATTTAGAAATTATTTTTTTATTTTTATAGTTTAGTATAGTTCCATCATTAGAAATTTTTATATTATATTTATTTAAAATACATTTTATATTATAAAATTTTTTAATGTTCATAAAATAATCCTTTCTTATTCTCCAAAATCATTATTTTGTTCAGTTAAATATCCAAATTTCTTTTTATTTTCTTCCTGCAGCTTGAATATATCAAAATATTTACCAATAGGCTCGGTATCAGCATACATATAACCTTTTTCGCATGAACAATGCAATTTTACAGTATATTCAACAATTTCTCCATGTATCTTAAATTTTTGATAATGTTCAATAAATCCAGTATCAACGCATATCCAACATTTAAACATCTTTCTCAGCTTCCTCTAAACATGATTCTACTTGATTCATCAATATAGTTATCACGTTATTATTTTCATCAAAAAACCTAACCCAATTATGACGGCCTTCTTCTGTAGGCATAAAATTGCTAATTATATCAACAAAATTTTTACATTTATCAGCATTATTTTCCAATGCTTTTAAATTTTTATGAACCAAACCACTTTTCATATAAAAAGTAAATCTCATTTTATAATCATCCTCTCGTTCAAAATTTGATACCTATTTCGCATTTGATTTTCTTTAGTATAATTTCACTAATAATTATTTTTAGTTTACACAGATGCCAAAATTAAGTTAATTAAAATATGTAAGCTCTGGTCAATGTATAAATATGTTGTCAACGCTTTATCTTTGTTTTTTGCTGTAGCTTTCTTATAATCTATTATGATATGACTTATAACTAAAACAAATAATTTCCAATATGAAAAGCATCCAATGTAATTTAAACAGATAGCCATGCCAGCACCATAAATCCAACTATGGGCTAATAAACTATACCAATATTGACCCTTTGTTCTTGCTAAAAAATCTCCCTGCAAAGGATAATCTAACACATAATGTGCAAATATTATTATTGTGAACTACCCACCACTTTAGAAGTGGGGGCTTCAAAAGAAGTTTGCTAATCTAAGTTAACCTTATTCTTTTTGGGCTATCCACTAGCCCTCTACACAGTTTTTCAAAATTGAAATTCTGCTTACTTTTTCTTAATATGTTGCAAGCTCCGTTAACATCCGCATTTAATATTTTTTCTAATTTAGATTTATACAAACCTCTGTATATTCTTCTACCTGAAAATTTATATTTTTCTTTACTCTCAGGATTATATTTAGGAAGTTTATCTTTGTCTAAGAAGCTTGATTTACTTGTATATGATTCTTCTTGTTCTACCTCTTAGGTGGTGAGTAGTTCACAAAATTATAATACATTGTATATTTTCTTCTGGATATATTCCTTTTACTTTGCAATCTTTATATTTTTCATATAATTTACTTTTGATAAATTCATCTTTAGTTTTTTGTATAGAGCAATCGATATTATATCTATAACTTTTAAATATTGATATTTCTTCAATATCATCTATCAAGGTTAATATATCTTTTAAATCCACCTCTTTATTCCTCCTCATATTTAATCAAATCACATAAATCACAATCAAAATACTGCAATAGTGCAACCAGATTTTCAACAGAAATATGTTTGAAACTTCCATAAAAATAATTCCAAAGGGTGTTATATCTTATTCCTGTTTTTAAAGATATCTTTCTGATTGATAAATTTATTTCTTTTTCATTTTCTATTTTTGCAACAAGCTCAATTAAATTAAATTTTATTGTTTTCATTTTTACCTCACTATCTATACTCTACTTTTTTACCGCATTTAGGACATGTATACCCATCTAATACATAATTACTACCTTTACCAACAATTTGAATATGTCCATCCTCTTCCATTTTACAATCACATTCAACACAATACATATCTTTATCTAAATCTATGCTAATTACTATAATTATGACGAATCCTATGAGACAAATAATCATAACCGCAATCAAAACTTTAATTAACAATTCATCCATTCTTTTTACACTCCTATCTATACTTACAAAAGTTAAAACCGCATTTACAACAATAGTAGTTGTATTGGTCTTGTCCTTTTATAAAATTTTGCCTTATGCTTGTTTTTACTACTTTCTTTGATTTACATTGAGGACATCTTTCAGCAAATAAAAATGACAATAACTTCTTAAACATCATGATAGCCTCCAATCCTATTAACCTGATTAATTAAACTTCTCATATATTTTTGAGGTATGTTCATTACAGTGACAAAGTAGTCTCCAACATTCATAAATATAAAAAGTTTGTGTTTATACACTCTTATATATTTATGTTGACTTTTGATTCTGATATGGTCTAAATACCTTCTCAAACTTCCTGTAAATGCACTAACATCAAAACCAAAATCTCTGGCTTTGATTGACAATTTTCTTGCATCAGTATTGCCTATTATTTTTATTAATCTTTTATCTGCATGTTTCACAATATCCCTTCTTCCCTATAGATTTTTTGATTCATTGTAAATATCTCTAAAGTCTTTAAATATTTCATCCATCAGCCCTGGTTTGCTAAGAGCATCTTTGCCCAATGCTGTTAATAATTTATTTCTTATATATTTAGTTAATATTTTGCTTCCGATAATTGTAATAATTATGCCAAGAATTAATCCTATTATTAAACTTATTATATCTATATTCATCATTTCACCTCCAGAGAGGAAGCTATTATTAAACTTCCTCAAAATTTTTATATATAGGCTTTTCGCCTTCGATATTTATACAATAGTGACAATTTTTAGTATTAAATCCTTCGTTGTTATGCTTGCATCTTGAACATTTATCTAATAGTCTATCGCTAATGAACTCATAATAATTTTTTCTTGTTTTCATAACATGAAAATTTTTGTTTCTCTCTTTATTTGCTCTGTGTATGTATATACTTGCATATACAAGTACAATAAGCATTATTATGTTAAACAGTATTCCTAATGCTATGTAGAAAATTTTTAAAAATTCAATCATTGTTTCACCTCACACGTTTTTATATGAATCACATTTTCTGCACCAGTATTGTTTCTTTGTGACTTTTTTTGTTCCTCCAAATAGTGTTCTAACTGTCTCTGTAATTGTTCCTACATATTGCATAGGCTTGCCACAGCAAAATGGTATACCCATATAATCACTCCTATAATTTTATTTATATTATACAACTATTTTCGTCCAATGTCAAACAAAAAGGACTGGTATAATTAAATACCAAGTCCATTGATTTTATATATTTTATTCTTCTGTAAAATAATCGGCTGCCATCTTTTGTATCTCACCTAAAATATGATGAGCATTACTGTGTCTATTTTTTATGTCTTCTAATTCAGCTTTTAACTTATATATATGTTCCTCTTGCTCAAATATCTCATTTTTACCATAATTAAATAAATTCTCAATCAATCCTTTTAAATTATAATTTTGATTATCTTTAACAAATTTTATCCAGACATTATAATAATCTGGAGATACTAGTTTTAATATTTTTGCATATTCTTCTGATTCTGCATTATTATTTATACTATTTAAATTATTATTATAATTAATGCAATCCTGTACAAATTTATCAAATCCACCAGGTTCAGCTAATATTACAGAAGGACAATTTTTGTTATACCAGTGCTTATGAGGAACAATTGTTTTCTTCCAGTTGTCACCTATTAAATTTTTTAAATTATCCATTAACCAGACATTAGCTTTTATCATGTTTAATCTTGTTTTTGTCCAATCTCCATCGCTATTCATACAGCCTTCTATTCCAATTGAATTCATATTTCCAGAATGTGATCCGACTCCATCTGTGCAATGCCAACCGTTAACATTCAAAGGTAAATGTTGAATTATATATTTATCATCAACTGTTATATGCCAGCTTTTAGACTCTGTAATACCTTTAAGATATTTTGCATGCATTAAAGCATTTGCACCTTTAGAACTGTTTCCTGTGTTGTGATTAGTCAAATATTCATTATCTTTTTTAATCCATTTTGAATAATTCGATTTCTTAGGCAATATATCAACAATTACTTCGGTTCCATATATTTCTTTTACATTTATCATTCCATCTGAACCAATCATTTTTCATCCTCCTCATATAATTGACTTTCGCTTACCCCGAAAAGCTCAGCTAGTTTAGCTTGTTCACTAAGTTTTAATTTCCTATCATTGCTTTCTAATTGTCTATATGTGCCTATGCTTATATAAAGATAATTTGCAATGTCTTTTTGTTTTAAATTTTTCCATCTTCTAAACTTACCGACTATATTCTTTTTAACGGGCCTCATATATCCTGAACGTTTTTGCAATTACATCACTTCCTTAATTTTAATCATTTAAATTGAATGGGAATTTATATTGCAGTGGTAAAATCCATAGATGATACATATTAGCTTCGTCTATCAAGTCAGATTTTTTAGGAAATACCTCAATAGCAACATAATTTACACCAAATATTTTATCTTTTATTTCTTGCTTTTCTTTCCATGTAATTTCTGTAGATTCTAAATTTCTTATAGCTGCATGTTTGCATAAGCCATATTCATTTTTGACATTTCTTATAAGAACAGCATATTTATCATTTCTATATGCTCTATCAATTTCACCTAACCATCCACTATTAGAATAATTAATTTTAATTTTCTTAAATTCTTCATTTGAAACTCTTTCAAAATTATTCATAAACACCTCAATAAATTTCTTTTATTGTTAAATTAAATTTTTCTTCAAATAATTTCTTTTTCATTTTATATACATCTGTCTTAAATCCTTTAGATGGTTTAATGTCAATAATATCAACACTTGTGTCAATGTTCCAAACAATAAAATCTGGTCTGTATGATATACTATCTGTGAGTATAAAAATTGGTTGGATGCAGAAGCCAAAAATATCTTTTGCTTTTAGTCTCAATTTTAGCTCACTATAGTATTCTGATTCTTTGATTGAATCGAATACATGCCCATCAATTGTTATTTTTTTGTTGTTGTACTTTGATTTTTTTGGTTTTATTTTTGGAGAGGTTTTGTTGTTCCTCTCCAAAAATTCTTTATATTGTTCCTCTGTCAATCTCATATTATTTAACTTCCTTCTAGCTATCTAATATTGATATTTGTGTACCAAGTAAAACATCTATTATAGGAGTTTTACCACCTAAAAATTTTACATAAGGTTCAATTTCATTCTGAATTAATTTATATGTTTCTTTTGCATCTTTATTATTATCTATAGCTTTATAAATGATTTTAGCTATTGCAATTTCTGCAACGCCTAAATTATTTAATTGTTTTGTGGTCATTAGATCTCTTTTATTTTTAGAAGAAACTTTAATATCAAATAATGATTTATCTATTATTCTTGTAAAGTTGCTATACATTGTTCTAGGATTTTTAGCATAATTAGAATCTGGTTTGTTAGTTATGTGAATTTTTCTTAATTTTTCAATTGCATCAACTAATTCTTTTCTAGCTTGTTTACCATTTTTTCTTGATTCTAACCATTCTTCATTTTGTTTATTAAGCTCAGATTGCAATAATGCTTTTCTCAATTGGTGAAATTGTTTATTTAATTCAATTTTTAAATTAACAACTTTTTCACTATTAGCCATTAACATTATAAAAAAAGTAAACTGTTCTTCATTAAGATAATAAAAAGTTTCAGGTCTTCCTCCTCTGCTTCCTTTTTTTGGTTTCCATTTTTCAAACATGATAACCCCAAACTTTTTAATACTTTCTTCGTGTCTTCTAAATAACTGTAAAATATTTTGATGTTTAACTTCTGTGTAAAATTCAATTACTTTTGTACTTGTTAATGGAGTATTATTTACTAATTCAATCATTTTCATTAAAAACACCTCTTTTAATTTAATGGTTATAATTATAACAATAATAACTTATTTAGTAAATAACTTATGGACAATCCCTTACTTAATCCCAAATTTTTTATTATCTTTTTTTCTCTGTTAATCTCATAGATATATTTCATCAATGCAAAGATGGCTTTTAGTAGTTCTGTTATATTCAATCATAAAATTAATAGGACCTATTAATTTTATTCTTTCATCTCTCCATTTTTTTCTTAAATTTTTGTTTCCTACTTCTTTTCTAATTTGATTTCTTTTTATTTTTCTAGCGAATTTCATTTTAAACCTCCTATTTGTAATAATTCTGGAATTATACTTTTTCCTTTTAACTCAGAAAACGTAGTTACTCTTTTTTTTAGCAAGCTTGAATATGTCTTTGTAATTCATTCCTTCTTCCATTCCATCATATAAAGCTTTTTCAATAATTTCATTAGCTCTTAGGTGGTGAGAGGAATTGCGACTACAACGCCACTCCTTGCTACTCCTTTCTAATTATTTTACTTGACTTTTCACTAATTATAACATATAATTGTATTACAATAAAACGTAATACAGGAGTGTATAATGAAAACTAGAGAATTTAGTTTAACAACTAGGATACCATATGAAACAATCGAAAAACTAAAAAATATATCTAATTTAAATAATACTACAGTTTCTGAAATAACTAGAGATATATTATTTAAGTATTTATCAAGCAATATAAACAATGAGCATGAATTTTCAAATAGATTATCCTGGGGTATTGCTGTGAAAAATAGAGATAATTATATTTGTAAAAAATGCAATCATTATTCTAAAAAAAATAAAGCTCATCATAAAATTCCAGTATACCAAGGTGGTAAAAATATATTATCAAATGGCATTACTTTATGTGATAAATGCCACATATATGAACACACAACTAAATTAAACGATAGCATAGAATCTTCTGAGTATTTATGGAATAAAGAATATTTATATTGGCAATCAACAAAAACAAATAAATTCGAATTAGATTTTTACAAAGAAAGAATAGGATGTTTTTATACTAAAAGAAAGAGGGGCACATCTTCTTTTGTACAAAAATATATAAATTCAAATTTAAATCATAAAAATTTAGATGAATTAAAAAATATTCTTTTTTCAATATGTCCAAACCCACAAACAATAAAAGACTTTAAAAGTTTATAAACTCTTTAGCTTGGGCTATGGTCAACTAGCCTAATGTAACCATTGTTTGAGGAAGGAGACTTATGTCGTTAGTACTTCGTGTAAATGAGTTACAAGCTCCCACCTCTAAGCATTAGCGTAGGTGGTGAGTAGTTGACTTTATAAACCTTCCTTTTCCATATTTTTTATTTTTTTATTGCTTGGTACCATAATCAAATATGATACCAAAATTATTAACATTAATATTATTGTTTGGAAAAAATCATGAGGATTGTATATATTCATCCAGACACCATTTAAAAATTCCATTTACACATTCACCTCGTCTATAACAAGCATATAGCTTGCATATTTACATGAGAATATATTAAACTCAAATTTACATGACTGGTCTTTTTTTAAATATAACTCATTACACATATCATCATAGATGATATTGCCTTCTTCGTCTTTTAAATATAAGACTACAGCTATATAACTGATATCTTTATCAAGTGAATTTTTAATATAACAATTTATTTTTATATGCCCTTCATTTATTTTTTCTTCTGAAATATTATCTATCTTAAGCTGTTTTATATATTGCTGATTTTGCATTTGTATAAATGAGTGTTCATCTTTGCCATTTATATATACTACAAAGGCAACAAGAGCAACGACGAATACAATTAAAACAATTACTATTTCATTTTCTAATAGATTATTAAGCTTTTTCATAATATGTACTGCTGACCTCCATTTCATTGACTATTCATGTATATTCCTTCGATGCCAGGTTCAAAATTAAATTTAAACTTACCTGTGTTTGAATCCTTTGTAATATTAACCTGTTCATTTCTTCCCATGAATTCATTTTTATTTACACATCTTTCACGAAGTCGAATTAATGCATCTTTTGATTTTTCAGGAACATTTTCAACATTTTTATATTTTGCTCTAATTAATTCTTCTCCATATTCGAGTCTTTCTTCATCAGTTAATGTCCAAAATTCTTCAGTATTTATAATTCGTGGGATAGTATTTTGAAAGATTATTTCTGTGTCTTCTATAAATTGATCTGTTGTTATTTCATTTTCTTCGATAAAAGGTAGGTTTTCAAATTCTAATTCTCTTTCAATTGTAAATTCATGTTCTATATCATCATGTATAAATGATATAGGTTCAATTTCTTCTAATGCTTCTCTTATACTTTTTTCATTATCAACTTTTATTTCTTCTTCTGAAGTTGTTGTAAATTCATAATTAGCCTTAGACTTTTCAACAGCTGTTTTCATAAGGAAATCTTTAACGATTCCTTTATCAATATCTTTCATTTCTTTATTTTGATACCCAGGATTCTCGATGTCGTTCCTTAAGAGCTTTACAATTGATATAATATATATACCAAAAGCAGTTGAAATGCAGAACATTACTAAAGACATTATAAACATAGCAACAAATAAATTTTCCATTTTATTTTCCTCCATTTTGGTTATTATTTACATAATATTATAATATGAAAAAATAGAAATGTCAAATAGAAATAATAATATTACATATATATTACATATATATTACATTTACTATATATGTATTGCAATTACTATACGTATATAGTATAATATAATTAGAGGTTGAGAGACAACCTACTAATAACGAAAAGGGGAAAATACAATGACTAAATCAAATTTATTCAGACAAGCTCATAAAATGACTAGAGAGGACGCAAAAATATACACTAATATAAATTACAGAGTACAATTCGGACTAAATTTGAAATCATTGTATAGTGATGAAATGGTTGAATTAAAAGGTAGCGAAAAACAAGTAGATTGGGCAAAAGACATAAGAGAAAAAATAATTACTAGATTAGAAAATCAATTAAAAAATACTGATGAAGATTTAAAACTAAATTACCTAAACAGAACTGATATCGAAACAACAATAAAAAATATTAAAAAAATTGATTCAGCAAAAACATTAATAGATATGAGATATGATATGTTAACAGAATTTATAAATAATTATAAAGATATTGAAATTACAGAAGAAGCAATGAGTTTAGTAAAAGAATCAGAAAAAAGTTATAACAGAATATTAAACAGATTAACTAAAATTAAAAATGGCGAAGCAACAAGCTTTATTGAGATAACACAAGGAATGATTCACAAAAAAGTTTGGTCTTTAGATGAATCTGGAAGACTAGCAAAAATGATTTATAATAAGATAATGGAGGAAATATAACAATGGCTAATACAAGTAAAAAAGTATCAGTCGGCTACAGATTTGAACAATCTGTAGTTGATATGATAAATACAATTGCTACAGAAGAAAAAAGAAGCATAAACAATACTTTAGAAATGATAATTACAAAATATTATAAAGAAACAAGGAGTAATGAAAAAATGAAAAATTTATCTAATGATGAGATTAAAGAAATAGTTTGCAAAGAATATAATAAAATGGCTAATGATTTAGACTGGGATATATTGAATTCTGAAGATTTCAAAGTAATAAAAGAAATATTAAATGTAGAATTTAGAGAAAGAGCTTATCATATAGATAATGGTCAATACAGTTTAAGAAGTGGAATAGAATCAAAACATTGGGTAAATTCTATAAAAACAAATGACCAATATCTTGTAACTAAAATTTGTTTTAATGATATATTTTCAAATCAAAAAAATGAAAAGGAAATTATGAAAATTGATTATATGGTATAATAAATATAGTGTTTATTTTTAAATATATTTACGATCCCTTATGCATTATAAATGAGGATTAATAATATTAATCCTCATTTATTCTTTGTTTATTGAATTTTTAGCCGTTGCGAAAATGTACCCGATAATAATTAAAAAAATAGTCTTAATAGATTCCTGGTCAAATAGACCTAAATATGCAAGGATAACAATACATACTAATACTAATGCTTGTAATAATCCTTGTATGATATATTTTAAATTATCATTCATATTATCAAAACCTTTACATTTCTTTCATTTCTTTTAATTCTTTTAATTCTTTTTCCTTAATTTTTCTTTTTTTCTTTTTTATAAATTCATAGGCTATACTTCCAGCCATAACTAGTCCTATTCCAATTCCTGTAACTATTTCCATTCCGTTTCTCCTTTAATTATTTTGTTGTAATAAATCTAATTTTGTAGCTTTTATGTAAGAACCTGCTTTTACTGTTGTTGCATTTGCATTAGAAGCACTTTGTGCCCATTGCAACGTTACTATTCCACCTGTTGTATTTGTTTTAACTATAGCTGTTTCATTTGCGTGTAGATATACGTCTGCTGTATCAGAACCCCCATAAGATATAACGTTTGCACTACCTCTTGTATAAGTTTTTACATCACCATAATATGTAGCTGCTCCAATATCAAGTCCTACACACTTTCGATAAGTAACCATTTCTACATTTGTTAAATTCCAAGCGACTTTTATGTCCGGAGTTACATTCGCATTTGTATAATAATCTATAGACATAAATATTTCAAACATACTGTTTGGTGGTAAATATACATATAATTCAGAATCATCATTCAAAGTCGTGTCTGCGCTAGTTGACTCATCAGCTTGTTTTATGACAACTTTAGGTCTATCCCATGAATCTAAATCTAAATTGTTTACATTGCTTATAATAAAATCAGGGATAAAGCATAATCCAAAATCATCAAACCCGAAGTATAAATCTCCTTCTGTCTCACTATCTATAGTTGTTTCGTGTTCTAATATAGCAATTCTTTCATTACCTTTTACTAATGTTGCCCTAATTGTATCTACATTTTTTTCTAATGTTATTTCAAGCCTTTCTCCTTGTGCTAAAGATGTATTCAGCGTGAAAGTGTAATCCGTAGGTACTCCAGCTTCATTAATTAACAATGTAAAATCATTATTATCAATCCAGGCTGTAGCATAATTATCATCATCAACAAACCAGGTCATATTATTAGTATAAGAAGCACAATAGTTATGCATTATAGATTTCCAGAAAAAACTTATTACATCAGATTTTACATTTAGTCCATCCCAAATTTCTGAGTCATTATAATCATCCAATGCTTGAATGCCTAGGTCGTTTATTTTAGGATCTAAAAGTAAATTCCATGCATTGTTTTCCTGAGTAAAAAAATTACTCCATGCACTTCCTGAATAAATTTGGAATGCTTGACCATCTCCGTCGCTTACAGGGTCATTTCTATACATAGTTAAAACCATTGGAGTAATCCATGAAAAACTTGCATTAGCTTTTGTATCCGATTGAATATGAATATATGTTATATCATTCCAGCCGCTAGGTACTCCATTTGTTGCGAAATCTGATTTTTTAGCCTGAAATGTAACCTGTTTACCTTCTGTTACATTCCATGTATAACTATAATTATCTACGTTATCATCGCCTAGCTTTACAGTTATGTTAGTTAGCTTTGTATAATCAAATAAATGAACCGAAAAACTAATTATATCATCTGTTGTACTAGCTTTTTCATCATTGAATTCTGTTAAATTTATGCTTGGAACAGTATTATGTATGTAAATTGTAGAGGCGACATTATCCGAGTCTGCAAATGCAGTACTTGCATTTCCTGCATTAGGACCACTTGCAGCACCTACATTACAACCTACCCCTGTCCAATCTGTGTCATCTTCAAAATTAGCTATATCTTTACAATTTCTCATCCAGAAATATTTCTTCAAATCTTCAAATCTATAATTAAATGTGTTAGCTAATAATCCGTCAAGTTCTTCGAGCTTTTCTTCTATATTATTTAAATTATCTTCATTGATTGGAGGATGTCCAACACCTGGCCCATTTTGCCATATCGATCTTATATAATCACCAGCTGCCATTGTATCAACTCCTTTCTATCTGATCTAATCTTGTTATTTGATATTCTTCACTAAGTTCTTTATTTTTTGTAACTAATATTCTCGAAATCATAAGTCCAGTATCTTTTCCAGCTCCGCCACCCCAATCAAGAGAACTCGTTCCAGCAAAAAAACCAATTTCGCGAATTGATGCAACTCCATTATATGGTGCATAATTTGGTTCATCACCTGCTATAATTGCCCTGGCTTGCATTTGACCTACGCCTAAAGGCGACCATTGAACAAAAGGAACTCTATATATTTCTGTTTGTAATGTTGTATCATCATCTTCTAATTTTTTTGTACCTGTTCCAATTGCACAATGTTTTATTACTATATCAGTATCATCATATAAAGCTTTTATAATTTCACTTAAGGCTACATTTGTTATTCTGTTTTTAATTATTTGTATTCCATTTTTATTTGATGATATTATAATTTTCCCACTCCAACCTCTTTTTTCTTTAAAAAACATATTATCCCTCCTCGCCAAATGTTTCAGTAGATTCAAATGTTCCAACAGACAAATCATCAGCAGGATATAAGTCATCAGCAGGATAAATACAATTATAAACAACTAATGTTATAGTTCCGTCCCATCCATTTGTTTCCTTGCTGCTTACTTGTTGTATAACTTCTTCACTTTCTCTTAATGTAAAATCCTTGCCAGTAGCAAGCCATTTTTTAAAAAATGTTACCCATCCATCAAATGTATCTCCAGATATAAACCTATATTTTTTTAATAATAATGGTCCACCTGTATTCCTTATTGTTTTAGATATTAATAAATAACTTTCATTTTCAATATCAAAAGACGGAAATGTCATACTGCAAATAGAATTCATATCTATATCTAAAGTATAAGAATCAAATTTTATTGTTTTTGCTATTTTCGAATATTTTTGCAATAAAGCTTTTAGTTTATTTTCTGCAACGCTTACTCCATCTATATTAGAGCCATCTTCTATATTTTCATATATTCCTGATGCATCTTCTAATTCTGCTCTTTCTGTGATTTCGTCATAATCTTCTCTAATTAAATCAAATTGAAACTGTCCGATGTATCTTACTGCAATAAAAAAACCTGGGTCTGGTTCTGCTGCATTATCAGGGTCTTTACTTATTATGTTGCTTCCTTTATTCCAATAATACTGGACTAACCCTTCTGACAATCCACCTATTCCGACATATTTAGGGTCAATTTGACCTACTAAAATATTTAAATCATTTGTAACATATATTTCAGGTTTAGAATCTAAAGGTAATCTTACTGTAAATGCATTGTCATTCTCTGGTGTAGGAGTAGCTTTTTCAGTTAATAAAGATGTAAGTGCATTTACTTTTTTTAATATTTGTCTATTTCTATAATTATTTCTATTTTGGCTGTATGATAGACTTTTATATAAATAATCTGTTTTTTCTTCAATAATTTCAGGTCCTGTTATATTTCCGCGTTCTTTAAAATAAAAACATCTATTATCTCCAATTTTCCATTTGTACGCAATTAAATCAGAAATTTCATCAAGTACGTTTTGAGCTTGTGCATAACTACAATTTATTGCTAATTGGTTTGTAACCTCATCAATACTTTCATCGTCATACCATATATTATCATCTGCAAAATATTCATCTATAATTTTTTTTATTATATCCGAAATAGGTTGTTTATAATATATTCCATTTATATATCTTTTCTCAGTTATAAAGTTCCAATCAACTGCTGTTATTTTTGCTTTTTTACAGGTCCTATCAATTTTTGAAATTACAGGTTCATCCAATTGACCACCAAATATTAATTTACCATTTTCATAAACTTCAATATTTGCTCCAATTTGATATTCGCTAATTAAATAATTTATATTTCCGTTAGTTCTGTCGATTAAATCAAATGTCAATACTTTTTTATCGTTTTCATTCACAGATATATTAAGACTTTTATCTTTTACAACAACATCAATAGGGAGATATTCGTCTTCTAACTTAATAGTAAATGACATTAAAATCTCCTCCCTGTATGCTTTTGTATTGTATTTTTCATTTCTGATAAAAAGCTTTCCATGTCCTGTATGCCTTCAAGGTTTATATCGCCATAAAAATTCGCACTTAATCCATTCCCGTTTGAACTATTTCCAAAACTTGAATTTTGCCCTTGATTAATATTAGCTAAAACTTCAGCTCCTAATTGCATACTTGGTATAGAAATCATGCTTGATGCTTTTTGTAATGATTTTTTTATTGATGTTCCAAAATCAATTTTGTCTAAATCTTTTAGTGGTCCTTCCTTTGCTGGCGAAAATGGGAAAAAATCTCTTATATTCTCAGCTAATTGGCGAGTAACACGAGAAACTTCACCAAACATACTTTTTATACCTCTTATAATTCCTTTAACTATATTTATTCCAGCCTGTACAAAATCAGTTTTAAACAATCCACCTAAAAAGTCTTTTCCTGCTTCTAACCCTTTTTTTATTAATGTTTTTATTTCACTTGCAATTTTATTTACAAAATCTTTTATTCTACTTACTAAAATTTTAAATTTATTTAAGACCGAATCTTTAAAATTATTAAAATGGTAAATACCATTATTTACAAGTTCTTTTATTTTTTCTATTACTTTACCAGGTAATCCAGCAAACCATTTAATTATAGAATTGATCATATCTGGAATAATAGAATGTCCAACTAATGTATCATAAAGACCTTGAAACCATGAAATTATACCGTCAACAAAACCTTTTACAAAATTAAATATAATTAAGATAGCATTAACAAATACCCCTTTAATACTTTCCCATAAATTTGACAGAGATTCTTTAATCATTTCGCTATCTCCAGAAACAATACCAACTATTAAACTAAAAACACTCGCAACTACACTATATAAATTTAAAATTAATCCATACACATTAGGTAGTATTGAAATAAGAGCATTAAATGCTCCAACTATAATTCCGATTGCTACATAAAAAACACCTTTTATAACACCAGCAAAAAACTCAAAAAGTGGTATTAATGGTTGGATACTGTTAAATAAATTGTCAAAACCCCCTAATATAGCTCCGAAATCTAAATTAGATATAGTTTCTTTAAATGTATCTATAACGGGACCAAATGATTTAATAATATTTTTAGCAAAGTCAATAATTGAATCTCTTACTGCAAAAATTATATCTTGAAATTTAACAAATAGCTTAACAATTTTATGTATTTTTTCCATTATTTCAGGAGGAACAAGTTTACTCATTGCCGACATAAAATCGCCAAAGTTTCCTGTAGCTATTCCTTCAAATAAACCTTTAAAAGCTTTTATAATATCATCTATATGTGTTTTAATAAAACCAATAGCTCCACCAATTGATTTTTGAATATTTTTAAATGCATTTGATAAACCTTTTCTTACATCATCACTTGACAGCATTAATGCTGCTAATCCACCAACCAATAATGTTATTCCTGCTATCACAGCAGGAATAACTAATCCAATTGAACCTATAACGCCAGCTATTGTTCCTATACCAGTAATCAAAGCACCTAAAGTTCCAATTATAGTACCAATTACCATAATCGCAGGGCCAACAACAGCAGCAATAGCAAGAAAACCAACTATTAATTTTTGTTGTTCCATTGGCATTCCTGCAAATTTATCACCAACGAATCCGAGCACATCTACAAATTTTTCTAAAATAGGAACTAAAAAAGCTTTTAATACATCAAAAAATTTAATAGCAGTTGCTTGTAGTTGTGCCAATGCCTGATTAAACTTAAAGTCAGTTGTTTCACTTGCAGCTTTAAACGCCTCGTCTAGGATTCCAACTGAATTTGTTACTTTGTCGAATGTTTCTTTGTTTGACTCAAGATTTCCTCCCATTAAATCCAATACACCCATTAATGCCCGAATGTTAGGAAATACTCTTGCCATTGCTTCTTCTCCATATTTATTTGTCATTTCTCTTAAGTCCATAAGAGCTTGAAGCAAACCTTCTTCCTTAATTTTCTTCCTCATTTCTGAAGAGCTAGTTCCCATTGCTCTTAATTGCTCTTCAGCTTGTTTGCTAGGTTTTATTAATCCTGCCAATATTCCTTTTAATTGGGTAGCTGCTTCCGCTGCATCTGTCCCAGTTCTTGTCATTGATGCTTGAGTAGCGGCAACCTGGTCAAATGTTACACCCATTTCAGAAGCTAAAGGCAAAACTGCTCCCATAGTTGCGGCCAATTCAGAAGCTTCTGCCTTTCCTTCTCTAACAGCAGCAGTTATAATATCAGTAGCTTTTGCAGCTGATAAATTTTCTTGGCCATATGCATTCATAGCACTTGTAACCAAGTCTGCTATCGTTTTAGTTTCTCCAAGTCCTGCAGCACTTGCTTTTGCTGACATGGTCAATACATCTAGTGCAGCTGCTCCTCTTAATCCTGCACTAGTTACAAAAAACATTGCGTCTGCTAGTTCGTGAGGCATTTTACCAACAGTAGGAGCAAGTTGTAGGATGTCATCTGACCATTCTTCAACCTGTTCTCTTGAAACTCCAACTAACCCAATCACTTTTGACATTTCAGTTTCAAAATCTTTGCCAAACTTAAAAATGCCTATAGCAGCAGCAGCCAGGGGAACTGTTATTGCTTTTGTTAATTGACCTCCTAGATTAGTTATACTTTTCCCAAATGATTCTATATTGCCACCAATGTCTCTTATAAAACTAGAGCCCATTCCTCGTGCTGAAGCTATTCCACGTTGAAAAGGCCTTGTATCTGCATTGATTGGTGCAACAACTTCACCGACGACGAACATTCTTTACACCTTCAATCCTTTTATTGAATTTTGTATGTCTACATCTGAACCTTCAACAAAATTTCTATTATCTTTATTATTTATCCATCTTTGAAATGCTGAACTTTCAGGAAGCTCCCTAACCAACAACAAAAATTTTCTAAAAGTAATAAGATTATTATTGTGTATATAATTCAAATCAAGATTATAATAATTTAAAAAATCTGCTTCGATAGCTCCCCATGCCCAAATAACTATCCTTGGTTCATCATTTTTTTTTGTATTTCTTTAATTTTCTCAGGGTCGGTGTCTATATCATAACCCCATGTTTTCATAATTTTTGGAACAATATTTTCAAATACAAATTGCTGAGAAATAAATGGATCTTTTGCTTCTTCTAATTTAGACATAAATTTTTTCCCAAACATCAGTTCAAGGTAAAGCAATACTTTGTCCTCTGGCATTACTATTGTCCATTTACCATTAATTTTTTTATAACAATGTCTTAGAAAAAAAGTACTAAAATTGAATGGCATTTTATAAGGAATTAAAAATACTTCATTCATAAAATTAATTTGTATTTTTTTAGATTTAGATTTTTCTTCTTCTAAAGCTTTATCGAAATCCAATACAAGATTATTTTCCTGATTTTCCTTAATTTCTTCATGTTTCTTATTAAGATACTCTATCCTTTCAACATTGTTTTTAAATCTTTTATTATTCGTTGCCATAATATCCAACTTTCTTTTATTTAACTACCTGGTGTTATTTCAGTTTTAGAATTTACCCTGAATGATGCTTTAAATCTAAATACTTTTGTAGTATCTCCATCTTCATCATAAGCAGTAAAAAATCCTGATAATAACCATCCATACCCATTATTTTTAGTGCTTTTCATTGTTACTATTTTACCGCTTTCAGCTGCATCCTTAAGTTCACTTTGTCCATCGTCTAAGCCATTTGTTTCATTTTCTATTGTTATCCCTTCAACACTAGCTGTTTCTGATACTGCAATAGCTGTAAATTTTTCATGTAGAACATCGGTTCCTGGAATATAATCTTCGCTTCCTGTAATATTTTCTTCAGATATTGAAACCGCTCTATTAAATTTAGTAATTTTTGCAACTACTTCATTATCAACTTCTACAACTGTTCCAGCAAATTTAACTTCATTCTCAACATTATCTCCAGAAGCTCCGAGCACTAAAACAATAGGACCTAATAATAATGTTTTTAAACATTTTTTAATTAATTTATTAATTTTCATACATTACACCTCGCTTATAATCTATATGTATCGCCTGTCGATTGAACTCTTACATCATAAGTAACTGTATATTTTGTTCGTGCCTTTTCATCTTTTCCTAAACAATATGGCGGTGAACTAACAGATGTCATGCTTACAATATCACCACCACTTATTAATGACTCTCCACCAAAACCAATAAACTTTTTATGTATATTTTTAATAATATTTTTAGCATTTAATGTATTAGTATTTCTTGCTGTTATTTTTATTGAATATAAGTCAACTTTCAAGCTACTTGATTCAGGAATGCTAAAAGATGAAACGTCCTCAATTAAGATTAAATTATCTGGAGCATCTTGCATAAACGTATCAAATATATCAT